GTCGCTTACTTCATCAATGCGTTCAATTATATATTTCGCATCTATCATTGACACTTCGCAAAATTCAGCGGCTTTTAAAAAGTCTTCTTTAGTGTATAGTTTCATACTTTGTTTATTGTTGCTCATTGTCCAATGCTTTAATCTCTTTAAAAATCTTGTCCAACAATTCTAATAAATACTTTTGATTGTAGTAGATTAGATTGGAATTAGTGTCGGTTTTAGTTTCGCCATCCTCGATGACAACTTCCGTGTTTTTGTGTTTAACAACAATTCTCATAATAAAATCTCCTTAATTCGATTGATTTCATACAATATTTCCTCCCGTGTAATATCAGGATGGGCATTTATGATGTCGGTTAAAATACCAAGGTATTTAATTACCTGCATCTCATCATCCATTGCATATCGGTTGGCGTGATCAATAATTTCCTGTGCATCGATGAAACAAGATGATTCGGGGCTACATGATTGTATTTCTTGAACCCAATCAATTAATGTGTTTATTGCAGTCATTGTTATACCTCCCATGTTCTTACTTCATCCCTAACTTCCGTTTCCTTCCGTTGGCGTTTTTCCCATAGATACCCACGCAATTCAGGGTAATCCTGTTGTAACTTTCGTGATGCTCGTGTAATTACCTCCAATTTACCCAAGTTACCAGCGGCAAGATGGTTTAAAAATTCCTCACCTGTAATGTACTGCACGGGTTCGGGGCAATAGAAATGAAAATACTTTGCCAATAATTGGTTGTTGGAATCCCGTGTTTCAGGGAATCGGGTTAAAATGTCTCTTACCTTGTCGACCACTCGTGGTGAAAAGTAACTTGATGTGATTGTTTCTACTTTTAACATATCGTTTAAATATTGTTTTTTGTGTTTATGTATATTGCAAATTTAGCCGCTCCCTCTAATGTCTTATCCTGTTTGTTCTTATCGGCAACCAAAGTCAATGTTTCATATATTGTTTTGGCGTATGGGTTGCGATTCAATCCTTTCAGGTGCTGGATGTATTTTTGCTCATAATTAGATACCCAATCCATCATTTGGTACACTTCGCCTTGATCAAAATTATCCTCTACCAATCCACGTTCTACCAATCCCTTAAAAACAATGTTCATTACCATCAATGATAACATTTCCATCTTTTGGCTATACCATACATTTATCCAAGTTGTAGTACACCGTGAAAAGTTATTTTGGAATATCTTTTCCATTTCATCGGGGGATGGCAGTTTTGGGGTGTATTCACGTTTATTTTCCACCCGTGGTATCTTGGTATGGTTATCCTGTATATATTCGTTTAGAACGCCACAGATAAAGTTAAATGCAAACTTTGATGGGGCTTTGCGACCTGATATTACAAAATCCTTAAATGCATTCGGAAATATTGCCGCATCATACTTGCCATATTTCTCCAATACCATTGGGTAAATCATTGATGTTAGGTCGATGTACTCCATTCCAGTTAATGCACAAAATTTAGTAATGTGCAAATCGAGCATCTCGGGGGTTATGTCTTTTATAAACATGGTTCAAATATTATTGATTTGTAATGATTTGTAAAGTGTTATTTAGTGAATGACCGATTTCATTAGTAAGCTTGTTTATTTTATCCATTAGGATGCCGCCCATATTGGATGGTTCTAACTCATCCTCAAATCTGCGTTGGTTTAGGTAGGTTGAAAAATGTGGGATGTATCTTTTTTCTTTTGCGGAACTTTCTTTTTTAAATAATGGTAGATGCTTTTGTATTAACTGGATATCCTCCACTTTCAATTTCCCCCACGTTTTCCGTGCTGCGGCCTTTCCCTCTTTTCTTGGATATGCTTTCCAACATAGTTCAAAAAGTTCATCCCTATCATACAATCGCCCTGCGATAGTTATATAATTATCTTTATCTAATTTATTATTATAACTATTATTATTATCTATGGCGGATTTTTGCACCGACCCTCCGTGTAAATTTGCACCCACCCCTCGGGGTATTTCTGCACCCACCTCGGTGCGTTTTAAATGCGTAGGGTAAATTCTGCGTTGTATTACTTCTTGTTTATCGTTCCTAATGATTTCACGATAAATGTGTTTCTTTTCCTCCAATTCCGCTAAATCACGTTTAATACAATCAATACTCACGTTCAATAGGTTTGATAATGTTTGGTTGCTTGGGTATGCGTAACCTTGTTTTTTTGCCATACCTGTGATGATCCCGATTAATATTGCTTGTCGGGGCGTTAATACTTCCAGTAACTCGGTTGGAAATATTACAAAATAGTTTGTTTCTTCCATAAATAAAAAAGCCCATCGAATCTGCGGTAGTGAGAGTACACGCAAACCCAACGGGCAATAGTCTTTTAACTTTCGGAATCTCTCACATTCCAGTTAACAATACAAATATACGAAAATAATTTTATATTTGTACCGCAGTCGTTAAACACATCCTTCTAAAATGTAAACAAAAATTATCAAACGGACTGACTGATGCCGTTACAAATTGCAGCTCCTTACGGGGCTGTTTTTGTTTATAGAAATTCATTATATTTGTGCCGATTGTTTTCAAAATTATCCGTTCATAGATTTATAGGGGGTGTAATAACCCCCTATTTTTTTATAACTTTTTCTTCAATTGGATACTTATTGCATTAGGTTTATAGTTTGCAATTGGCATCAATTCACCATCATCGGTTACAATCTGCAATCCTTTTTCGTATTGCTTAAATGCATCCTGATAACTTGATTCCATACCTTTCAATTGTTCTTTGAGTTCTACATATTCAGGTATATGGTCATAGGAATACCGACCTCCAACACTACCTACCTTTATCTCATACCCACGGTGTTGTTGTCCATTGTACCTGATTGCCTCATCCATTGCAGCCTCTTTTAACGCATTTATAGCATCATTTAAGGCATTTTCTACCTCTTTTAGGTCTATGTATGTATCAAATGGTGAGATATTGCCCTGTATCGCATTATACAGGGTTGTGTTGATTGTTTCAATTATATTGTTGCTCATGGTTAGAATGGGGGTTCATCGTTAAACAATGGGTGTTCTGTTTCCGATTTCTTTGGTTCGGTTTTACTTGTTGGATTAACACCAGTCATCACCCATTGTTCAAAAATCTGTGCCAATGGGATAATCTCATTAATCTCCATTTTGCCGTGGTTGATGTAAATATCCGTTGCAACCTTTAACACACTCATCCGTGAGATACGAGCTTCCTTTTCGGGGTCGGCTGCCTGTGGTTTCCATCCACCTTTGCCCTGTTGTAAATTCATTGCAGGTTTAATCGTGTAATACAATTTGCCGTTTACATCCTTGGATGTGATGGTGTACGATGCCTCATCCCCTACCTTGAATTTGTTTTGCTCGGGTTCTTTGGACATATATTGTCCACTATCCCCATTGTCAAATACAATTTCGAACTTATAAAAAGTTCCATACTGTTGTGAATCCCATTTGCCGTTACCACTTACTTGGGTAACTTTTGCTGATTTAATTGTTTCCATTTTATTTTGAATTAATTGGTTTTTGCCATGTTAAATTTGTCCATACCCTATAATTAAGCTTGGTAAGGATCTCTATTTTCTTTTCAATTGATAATTCGTGTTTCTTGAATTTAAACTTCCAAGTTGCAATGGTGTAATAATTCTCACCCATCAACACCTCCAATTCAGTATTGGTGTACTTGGTAAATATCTCTCTTAATGCCGAATCCGTGTCAATCATATCGTTTACAAATATACTTTTTATTTTTAGAATATACAAAATTATATCAATCAAATGTATGAAATTGTGTAAGATAACCCCACCAATGGTTACCATCTTCATCCTCTACAATTCCACGAATTAATCCAGTAGGTGAAAAGTCCATTCCCACCCATTTCATTTCCTCGCTATCGTTTGTATCCAAGTGCGTATAAATGATGGATGTTCCCTTTGGCAATCCCATTGCCCTATCAATACTTAACTGCATATTTTACTTTTAATTTAGTTTTAAAATCTTTAATCGCATCGTGTAAACTCCAATCGTATATCATATACTTTTCAGAATATCCACCATCGGTTATTACATAGACATACTCCCTGATATTCTCCAACCATTCCATTTTCCATTGTAGGGAATCTTTTTTCTCGTAACGTATCATTTGTTACCTCCTTGTATTTTGTTTATTACGAATTTTGCGCCACAATAAAAGGCAAGTCTATCATTTGCCCTGTTAGCATATTCAGAATCAGGAAATTGTAATAATCTCTCTTCTCGTATCTCCTCCTCACTTGGTAGTTCAATGGGTGTTAAATTTCTAACAACCTCGTTAACATCTTCAAATGTTATTGATTCTAAAAATACTTTTTGTAAAGCATTTACAACTTGATCCTCTGTGTATAGTTTCATGATAATAGTTTTCCCCTATACATTCTTTTGGTTTCACAATGGATGTGGTTCATCACTTGGTTGTAATTCTTTACGGGCTTGTCTTTTTCAAACTCGTAGGGTGTAGCTTCGGGCGTATCTACATATCTCTTGCGGCTAATCTTCGCCCATAACTTGCTCAATAAAAAAGCAACTGGGAGGCTCATAGGATATAGTATTAAAAATTCTATTGGCAACATAATCAATATTTTACTTATTAGCAATCTTTTTTTGAACCTGCATACCCAAATTGAATAATCGGGAATGCGAAAAATAATAGTTTGAATTGTCTATGCACACCACATAGAAATCCCCTGAACCATTCAACCCGTAGGTAGGATCGTTCTGTACCAATTGAATGAATGATTCTTTTGGTAGTAAATCAATTAATGCAAAGGCTTCCTGTGCCGTGCATAATACTTTTATTGTTGTTTCCATATTCGTTTAATTTAAAGGGTGCAATTAAGCACCCTGTTTGTTTTTAAAATAATCTGAATTTAGTTTTTATACAGAATTTGACTTTTTGAAATTTCATCTCCAATAGCATATCCAGCATTAAACAATGTCATTCCATCTTTGCAATCAATAATTACTAATTTGTCATTGTTGATTTTTACAATAGTTCCTTGGTATATAGAATTACATACCTTGTAAGTTACAATTTGTCCAATTTTTAATGTGTTGTTTTTCATATCCGTTTGTATTATGATTCAAATATGGTATTTTATTTTGTAAAAACAAAAAAGATAGGACACTTTTTTTAGTGAACGTATCAAAATGTTTAGTAAACGAATGAATTATTTAAGATTTTTCAGCATATCCACCAATTTTGGGTGCGGATATACATCAATTTTATCGTAACGTACCGAATTATGGGTATATACTCCATTAACGTTTTTTAAGGCTCGTGGCGTAACATCCCATACATCCTGATGGTAGGTAAGGTCTATGCCGTATTTTTGCCCCCAATGCTTTAATAATGCCTCTACGGCTTCAATCTGTGCATCGGTGTAGTTATGGAAATACTTATATCCTTTAAATGGTTTATCCAATGTGCAAACCTCATCGGCTGGAACTTCCTTGTTAACGTAATTATAGAATTTATCACCCTTTTTTGTTAACTGCCCCCAACAACAAATCTCAATACCTATGGATGATTTATCCAATGGGATGAATGTACAACCATTTTTGCGGAATACATCATTGGTTAAACCAAGGTGATATCCCCAGTATTGTGAACCAAACCCCTGTATAATTTCACCCTTGGAATTTATCACAACACAGGTAGCAATTTTTTTGCCTTGTGATTCCCACCAATTAAATACCGATTGTGCATTGTCATTACCTGCGGTATGGTGTAAATATACCTGTGATTTATTCTTGGCTTCGTGGTAATACCCACGGAAAGTAATTTGTTTAGTTTTCATTCTCTTGTTCTATGGTAAAGAAATTGGATAGGAATTTACCTAATCCACCAACGACTGCACAACCTATCATTACGGATGGATGATCCATATTAAACCCTGCAACCATTATAGATGCAGCGGCTAATGAATCGCCAAATATGCGTATTCTTTTAGGTGTTGGCGAAAAATAGGGTTTGAATTTCACCCTTGACCTCTGTTTGGTTTCCACGATTTATGTTTATTAATGTGTTTGGTATGCCGTCCGAGTTTCCTCTTTGGCTTCTTACGAAATAGTGTTACTGATGCCTTAACCTTTGCCATCTAAATGCTTAATTTTCTTATGCCAATATATTATCGCAAACAATCCCGAAACTATGCCTACAATAGCCAACACGAATGCGGCTACAGGCTGCCAAGTTTGGGAGAAATGTATAATTGTAGCACTCCCACTAACTGCGGTTGCTATCGTTGCCGTGGTGTCGTTATCAATGTGTTTCATAAGGAAATGGTGGTTGTATTACTTCAAATTCTGTGGGCTGCCCTAATATTGGAATTAATGATTCGTCAAAAACTATGTACCAAAACTGCGGCTCGTTCAATTCTGCAAACTGATAATCAACCCAATTTTGGGTAACATCATCAGGGGAAACGGGTATTCCATAGTAAGTGTCACATGCTTCACGTGCTGCGATTGCTTCTTGTTCGGTAGGGTAGTAATATCCGTTAATAAATGGCATAGTATGTGTTTATATTTGATTGAATGCCTGTGCGGTTGGAGGATTGATTAGATGAATATATTACTAATTCTTGAAAATTTCCTGCTAATGTATAACCGCCCACTATATTAGTTCTTATATTGCCAATACTTAACTGATTCATTCCATTAGTTCCATTGTTACCAATAGTTGCTGTATTGCCATTAATTGCAAATTCATTACTGCCGCTATTTGCTAACTCATAAAATAAATTTCTATTTGAATTATTAGTCACGGTCAATGCATTACCTGTATTATTGTATGAAGCAACAAAATTTCCGTTTTGGTCTAATCCACCGCCTTTGTACAAGATAAATCTATTAGTTGTATTAGAATCAACTAAAGCACCTGTACCCGTATTTGTTGATTTAGCAATACTAAATCTTGTTATTGGTTGAGATATATTAATAGTTGCATTTATTAACCAATCGTTTGAACCATCAAATTGTAATGTAGGTTTACTATTTTCTAAAATTACACTTCCACTACTAACAATTTGCGGTTGTTGAGATGCAGTTGATTGAGTTGCATTATAGGCATTCCCCGATTGGTCGTACCAAGTTGTAATAAATCCATTCCCACTCCCACAAAATGTCGTTAAAGAAGATGTATCAAGTACATTATTAACAAATCCAATATCTTGCGTTGTGTTATCACTTGACCTACGCACTTGAATAGCACTACCTGTGTAAGCAGTGCGTAATTTACGCAATGAATAAGCAGCCGCAGCCGATGGATATAAATCCAATAAAAAAGCATATGATGCTATCTGCGAAGCAATAATCCCGTGTGTTGCTATTATCATGACGCAATATCCCCAAATAAATACGCTTCCGTAGCCGATATGAAAACCAACGTAGCTCCACTATATTGAGCCGATAATTTTAATTTACCGCCATTGCTTCTTATTGTCATCCCTGAACCTGCAACGATTGTGGTCTGTCCTGCTCCGTATTGTGCCAATAAAATCTGTGTCCCTGCTGTAAATACCGATGCAGGTACGGTCAAGTTATTAGCACTTGCTACATTCATTTCCACCAACTTATCCGCATCAGATGCAACCAATGTGTAGGATGCAGTCTGTCTGTTAGCGGTAATTAGTTTATTTGTTTTGGTGTCGATTTGCGTTTGGATTGCACTCGTAACGCCATCGAGATACCCGAACTCCGTATTTGATACAGAACCCGAACCAATTGCAGTTGCATCAATTCCACTCGCAGGGGCTACGGATATATTACCCGTCCCTAACAATGATGTAGAGTTAATTGTCTTAATATTGGTACCGCTTACAAGTGTGTCCTGTTTGCTCGTAGCCAATCCGCTATATAAACTATTTACTGCATTATCACCCGTATTCGTTCCGCTTGTATTTCCAATAACTACTAATTGAGCATCGGTTACATATCGCTTATTTGAACTATCGGCAATATCCGCAGTGGTTGCGTCTGCTCCTGCGGTTACTAAACCCTTAGAATCGTAAGTTATTTTAGTTTTTGTTGCTCCTGTAATCGCTGCGTTTTCGTCTACCTTAGAATCTAATTGCGTTTGAATCGCACTCGTTACCCCATCCAAATAACCAAATTCAGTATTACTCACCGTACCTGCACCAATCTTAGCGGCATCAATGCCCGTGGCTATTTTTGCATCGCTTACAACTCCATTATCAATTGTCCAAGTTGCACCGCTATTGCTTACGGTTATATCTCCCTTATCTCCATCAGGAATTGAACCACCTCCACTATATTGTGGGATGTTCAATGTATCACCTACCAACGTAGCTGCACCACTTGAACCCGTTGTTGTTAATGTCAATGCACCTTGTTTTGCATTTAATTGGTTTTGGATTGCGGAGGTAACGCCATTTAAATACCCATATTCGGTATTGTCCACAGTACCTGCACCAATATCCGATGCCGCCAATGTAACTGCACCCGTTTTACCTGCTACCGATTGTACGGGAGCTTGTGCCTTTAATTGTGCAATGGTAATTTTTTTGGTAGTATCATCCGTTAAATCCACTATGGGTAGTGGGTCGGAATTATCAATTGTGGTTATCGCAGTTAGTTGCGTTATTTTCTGATCGGGCATAATGTTTATGGTGTTACTTGTACTCCTGTTACTGAACCAACCCCTTGGGCTTGTAATGAACCATCACAACACTTGCGTGAATACTTGCCATTCTTACATAGACAAGCTCTATTCCCCCCAGGCTTTGGGGAGCTTCGTGATGGTGTTACCCAAGTTTTGGTCATACTTTTAAAACGATTTTTTTATTGAATGTTCTATTTGAATAATCTATACAATCCGAATGCACATAATATCACTCCCACCCAAAAAAACACACTATGTGCCGTAGTCCACGCCTGTTTCTTTGCATCCATAACAACTTTTGGTGGTAGGGTAATGGTTTGTGTTATTCTTATGGTGTCGGGGTTTTGCCTTACCCATACTTTGATTTTATTGTAATGGCGTACAACCTTAACCCTAATAGAACCCGTGTCAATGGTAATAGTGTCAATTTCCTTGGTCGTAAACGTATCATGGAAATAAATTGAATCCCTAACAACAAATGTATCAATCCTAACTTTCACCTTGCATAAATCAGGTTGTTTCTTACACGCCTTTTCGATGTGATATTGTGCAGAACAACCACTTAATAATATCAATATGGCAATTATCTTGGTGGTTTTTGTGAATAAATCACATTTTACCACATTAGCAACTTTTACACTTGCCATGTATGTTTTAAGCTTTGCAACCTTATTTGCCTTTGGGGCATAGGTTTTTTTTACATTAGATTCCATCCAGTATAGTTAGTTGGGTATGAGGTTGGGTATTGCCCTGCATTTTGGTTAGCAGTATATTCAGGGAATAATTGAGGGTAATAGCTCAAATAATCTACCAATCTTCTGCGGTAGGTATCCGCCATTGCCCGTGTACGTTCCACCAATGTACTAATTTCACCTGCATCGGGTAATTGAGTACCTTCGGGGGTATTTCTTACAATCCCTGCATTAGATACCTCATACCCGTGAAACAACAACAAATCAGCCATTGAATAATGGATTAGCATCGGTTGTACATAATCGGATACCAATGTAAGGTAATTGCCTGTTAATACGTTATTCTTTACATCGGTCAAGATTTTACGATACAATAACGTACCCAATAATTGTTGAACCTCAATATCCTGTGCCACCTTAATGAATGGCGTTATCTTGTCAATATCAAAATTACCACTTAACTGGGTGTACTTGAACAAGTCATCCTTGGTAATTAATAAAACATCATCGTTTGCGTACATGGTTTATTTGTTTTTTAATGAGCCTCTATTAGGTAAATCGTTTGTTTTTACGGATGCTATATCCCAAGATGGTGGGTCAAATGGTACACCTGCTCTATCTGCACTCTGTGAAGATACTCGGTCATAATTGTCCACTATATCCCTCATGTTCTGTTCTTTTTCTTCCGATGTCAATGGTATGATTTTACCATTAATCTTTTTTCTGCGGTATGTCAATCTGAACCATTGGTGCTTACAATAAACCCCACCCTTATATTTCCAAATTGAGTAACTTGATTTTCCTGATGGTGCAAATTGTCCATTAATACCAGCATCACCCATTACATCAATATCTTCCCTGCGATAGGTTACACCAAGCTTGGCATTGGCAACCATATCTTTACAAAATATGCGGCTATTCTCTTGAACACGGAATGGTGCGTATCGATAACGAATCAAATAAATACCCTTGTCATCCTTGGATTTCTCATCAGGGTTGGCAAATCGTTTAAAAAATTCGTGGCGTGATAGGTGTTGTTCGTTGTCGGGATCATCCACAGGATATTCATCAATTAACTCCCAAACCGATTCATCAATCACTTGACCTTTGTCTTTTAGGTATTCAATCCATTCTTGTTCGGCTTCTTGTGTAAATTCAGGTCTATCAACACTCAATTTAGCGTCAATCTGTTTTAATTTATTTTCAGCCCATTGAATACCTGATTCACCACCCCATGCATCCCACATCAATCCACCACACCCCTCGGAATATGGTACATCTTTGTTTTGTTGGTGTCTACGGAATGCCGCCATTCGTGCAATAGTTTCACGAGATATTGGTTCACGCTTTGCAAGTTGGTTTGCACGTTGTTTGCCTACTGGTGTACCACAATCACCCCATCCGTTTTTCTCTGCCCATTCTAATGCCTTTTTAGCGTTGTTAGAGGCACTTTCGGGATAGTCGGTGTATGATTCTGCCAATTGAACAGAACCCTCCCAATAATTGTAACATATTGCAGCCGCTTGGTCTTGTTCTTTACCCTCGCCAACTACCACGCCAATACATCGGGAAATAAAATCATCTTCCGATTCCCCTGCATTGGGTTTTACAAAATCATACTTTTTTTTTTGGGAACTAAATCCCATTTCTTGTTCCTTAACTTCCTCGGTAACTTCCTTGCCCGATAGGTCGGTAAATTCCAAAGGTTGCAACGTTTTAAAGTACATTTCCAACGATATTCCATTGGCGTTTAATACTTTCTCTACACCCTCAATAATTAATCGTTGAAATGGTCTTATAACGATGTTATCGAATAGTATAGATGCACTACGCAACTCATCGGCATTATTCCCTAATCCTGTATTGTCTTTAATCCCCAACAACATTGGTGATACAATGCGGTGGGCTAACATTATCTTTTGGGTGGATTCCCTTGATAAGAATTCGTACTGATTATGAGCATCGGATAATTGTACTGGTGTTATTTCGGTTGCCGTTTCCTTGGAATCGTTAAATGATATAATTGCTCTACCTGCATTGGAAGAACCACTCCATTTGGCGTTAATTTGCCCCTCTATTGCATTTCTAACCTCTTCGGGTGGTTGACCATTATTAAAGTTAATTAACATCGATGGTGCTAAACCATTTTTGATGTTGTTAATATGGTAGTTGCTAATTTCACATTCTAAATCTGCCCATTGTGTACCACCCTGATAATCTACGGGTGCAAAGTAGTACGATCCTGTTGAATATGGTTTAACCACCAATATACATTCATTCTCATTCTCATCAAATCCAAATGATGCAAATCGTTTAGGTTGCTGACCTCTTTTTAATTTACTCCAATCGGCACAGAAATACCATCCCTCAATTTCACCTTTATCGTTGCATCGTTCAGGGCGTAGGGTTTGAATAGGCCAATGAGATACCTTAACATAGGATTTCTTGTCCTTGGATTTAACACAATGAAAAGCATATTGCCCCAACATCTTCAAATCCAATGTAACGGCACGGATGCAATCAGGCTTAATAAGCTTTTTAAACTCTATGTAACCTTTTAAGTTCCTATCGGATTTTACAACCTCCAAACCTAATCCATACACCAAATCTGCAATACCTTTAATTGCGGCATTGTTGGTTGGTGAACCAAGATACAAATCAATTAAATACTGATAATAATCGTTATCCTCTCCGTATTCAACCCAATGTTTATTCTTATGCTCTACAATCGCAGGTGCGGTGTAGGATGCAAATTGCATAAACGAAAAATTCTGTTTTATAGTGTTATCCATTGTGGACTAATGTTTGATGTGGTATCCCAATTTTTAAATGTCTTATTGATGTTGGTAGATTCATTCGACCATGTGGCAAGGTATTCCCATAATAGGGTATCACCATTAAATACACGAATTAAGCACACATCTAAATCCTGTGCAACATCTGCAATATCGGTTAACGATGGTAATGCTACACTAATTTTAGTGCCTGTTTCAACAGGTGTTGCATTAGCCTCAACCATAGTTTTGGTATTCTTATGCCATACCTGAACGTTTACAACTCCACCACCCTCACTTGTAATAATCTTACTACCATTTTGTTGTAAGATATAAAATCCATCCTGTTGCAATAAATACGATGTTGCACCCCCTTGTGTTACATTCTCAAACGAAACAAAGGGATAGAATGAAATATTGGCCGTGGATAGATTTATAACCATCTATTTAATAAACGCAAAATTAAATTATCGTTCCATTATAAAGAAAAACCCCCACCATTGGTGAGGGTCTAACCATTCAAATATGAAAACCTTAATTGAGATTAAGCGGGTACGGTGATAACTGTCAATACCTCTGAATAGGTTTCAGCATCTACGGGTGTAGGGGCTGCCTTTTCACTACCTACAAAGGTAAGGGTATTTAATCGGGCATCACCCATCTGTGTTCCCCAAGATAAAGAACCACCAGTTGAATCACATCCCTCATCTTCACCCAATAACCAAAACTGATCGTTTCGATCCCATAGAATAATTCTCCAACGACCTTGGTTTAAAGTTTGGATGGTGTCCATATCTAAATCACCAGCATTGGGAGTTACTCCACTTGGTTTAAAAGATAGGGTAAAGGTTTGTGTGTACATAGTGTTTCCGTTATCACGAGAAACGGTTGGGGCAACTTCCAAGGTTGATAAACCTTTTAGTTCCCAAAACCAACCTGTAACATTTACAGGGGTAGGACTGGCACCATTGTTGATTGATGTTACCAATCCACTTGCATCTTTGGTTACTACGTTACTAAAAACATAGGGTACGAAAAATGCACCACGAATACCACCCACGAATTGTTTACATGGTTCGTATCTATTAGCTAATGTATTACAAGACATTTCTATTTTTATTTATTTGTGTTTAAAAAAAAGGGGAGGGGCTTGTGTTTCCCTCCCCCATTATTCAATCTCTATTTCCTAATTAATTAAGAAATATTTAATACAACTTGTTGAGTTGGGTTAGTAGCAATCAAACCACCTGTGAAACGCATGATGATACGCACGTTCTGTGAACCATCAATATCGCTCATGTCGATAAATTTCACTTCGTTATAATCACTCAATAAACCTGTACCAAAGTGTAGGTCTGATTTTAATCCCAATACGCAATCGGAATCGTTAAGGCCTGGGCACATAGTAACAGGAATACCTTGGAAATTCATTGGTTTCTCACCAACATAGAATTGGAAATTGTAGTTACCTGCTGACAATGCGGCTTGGTAAGCTTTCATTGTTGTAGGGCCTACATAGAACTGATATCCCTCTTTACCATACAAAGCGGATGGAGATGCATCCAACATTGCTTGTAAACGAGCAACTACGTTTGAACCAGTAGTTACACCAGTGGCAGTTACGGTAATTGCTGAATTATCCAACAAATAACCAACCATACCTTCATCGGCAGTACCATTGTAGAACAAAGTAGTTTTCCAAATACCTAATTCAACGGCTTGTGCAACCTCAGCGGCAGTTTGTGCTAATGCGAACTCTTCGAAAGTAGCGGGCAATTTCTCAAATGCGGAAAATCCTGCTTGTGCTGCCTCCCATGTAGTACGCAATTGGTTCTTACACAATTGTAAGTTCACTTGCTTTTCTACGGTAGTCAACACGTATTCGCCCAAAGTTACGCTTGATGAATCTGTGAAATCACAAGTTGCATCGGCAATAACGATGGAATTTTGGTAGTTACGAATCACCTCTTTGTAAGCAACATTGGGGTGAACGGTAATCAATTCTTTTGCAAGGGTATCACCCGACAAAAGGGCAGCCGCAATGTACTTATTTGCGAACAAACCTGCATAGGTGTTCGGGTTAATAGTTGGGCCGCTAAATGCAAATTTATTTCTCATTTTTATTTAGTGTGTTTTTAATGTTTAAAATAATGAATCAAATACTCTGTCCTTAATAGACACTTCACGCTTTGCACCAATCTTGAATTTCAATTCAGTTTTGGTTTCGGCTTCGGGGCTGAATGATGCATGGGGTGCAGGTGTTTCCGCTAATTGCTTTTTCAATTCGTCATTTTCAGCAGATAACTTGATGTTTTCAGCCTTTAACGATTCGTTGCTTAATTCAATTGCGGACAAACGGGCATCGATTTTAGAGAAATAAGATTCCTCCATTTCGGTTTTAGATTTAACAACCTTTTTAGGCATTGAATCTTTACCCATCATTCCTGTTTCTTCTTTTTCAATCATGTCTTTGGCTTCAACTTCCTCAACTACCTCTTCGGTAACTTCTTCTTCTTTTTCAGTTGACACCTCAACAATTACCCCCTTTTCATCGGTTTCGATTTTCATTCCGTCTTCAAGGATGTATTCACCCATTGGTACTGGGATATTACCTTCCTCGGTTACAATGAATACAGGTTCACCAATTGCGAAATTTTCGCTATCTAAAACCACTTCGCCATCCATTGTTTTCTTTTGAGCCATTTCCACTTCAATAGTGGCATCGGCTTTACCCAAACCAAGTACATCAAGTACACGATTCAAGGTATCTTTTGCATTGCTCATATTAGTTATACGATTAATTTGTTTTGTGTTGTATTTTTAAACTGCTTGAATTGCTTTATCAATGGCGGCAATTAATCTATCGCACATCCCAATTGCACCTTTTGCCTCACTTACTGTTTTCTGGAATGCACCAACTAACATTTCACTTCCTAAATCTTTTGCCTTTTTTAGTGCATCTTCTGCCTTTGCCAATGCGTTCACATATTCCCCTTTTGCTTTTTTAACTTGCATTTGTGCAGAAATCAAAGGTGATTGAACATCATATATTTTAAATGCATTTTGTAATTGTGCATTAATGTCCTCAATTAACCCCAATTCCACATTTACCCCTTGGGTGGCATCCATAAATTTATGGAATGATGTCTTGTTATTTTCCATTTATATATTCTTTTAAAATGTTTACTATTTTATCCAATTTATCTTGTTCGGTTTCTATCTTGCTCATTTCTGTGGGCATAGATTTATCGGCAAAGAATCCTTCGATACTAAACCCTTTAACCTTACCAGTTTTTACAAAATCGTTCCAAATCTCATCGTTCACAATCTTCATTGCAACATACCACGTACCTACGGGATCGTTGAACCCATACGCAACGGATTTATCATTCACCTCATCCACCTTTAACCACGTTTCAACCACGATTGCCCCATCCACTCCAAATTGGTGTTCAATGGTTGTCTTGGCTTGGTTGCCACGCATCATGTACAATTGGGATGCCTTTTCTATGGTTGCCTTGGAAAAATAAACGTAGAATTCCTCCTCTTTGCCATTTAATTCTTGATGGCGATAAATTGGCTTGTTTGGAATTAATGCAGGACCTAACAACACACGCTTTTCGGAATCCATTGTTTTAAACTCCAACTTGTGTGAATTTAACGCAATGAAATTGGATTCAATGGCGGGTGATTCAACAATACTAATTGCCTCAATGCCCGTAGCCAATTGTTGTTCATCCAATATTAATTCAACTATCTTCATTTATCTTAATAACGAATTATTTACCCAATGTTGCATTTTGTGAAATATGCCTGTCCAAGGATTGTTGTGATGTCATATCCTGACCTACGGCATAGGCCTTTATCGGTTTACGCATTACCCCACCAAATGCTTGTGCCAATTGTGCATTGTTGCCTATCTGTCCGCCAACGATTCCCACACTTGGGGCAAATGATGGAGTGGGTACGGATGCAGATGCATCACCACCACCGCCACCACCAAACTCGGATGGTGGATCGGGTAATTTAGTCATAGTAATTTGTCGAACCTGTGCCAACCCCGATGCAATAACCCCAGCGGCTAATATAGGGCCTATCGTTCCACCCTCGGCAATTGCCTTGGATGCACCTACATAAGTATTTATAATTGCCTGTCCAACTGCCAATGATTTACCCCACTTTGATTCAGCACCAACCAAATCAATTACACCTCCCAATGCTTGTGATACTGCATCTAACGTTTGTGCCTCTGCTTTCTTTTTATTTGCCGCAGTTTGATTATCGGATTCTTGTTTAAATTTATTACTTGCTTTGTAATTTGCTAATAATTGTGCCTCTAATGCCGTGGTGTCTTTACCTGCATCCTTTGCCGCTTGAATTTGATTTTGTATTCTATCTGCCTCTAACTTAAATAACTCCTCTTGCAATTTCTTTTCATCAGTAATTGTACGCTCAATTTCCAATTGCTTTTTTTGATACTGCAAATCAATAAACGCCTGTTCATCTGATGCGGCTTTGTCTTGGAATGCCTTTACTTCATCATTGCGTTTTTTCTCTCCATCAACTGCAATCTGTGTTAATTTTAATTGATGTTGTTCATCCAGTTCCTGAATTAACCGATTTTTTTCTTGCTTGGTGTATTTACCACGTTCAATTTCACGCTTGGCATTTTCTAAATCTATTTCCGCTTGTTTTACTGCTCTTTGTTCCTCACCTTTTATAGATGCAATAATATTTTGTTGCTCTAATTCACGGATTTTATCACTTGCCGCTTTACGCTCTTCGGCATATTCTTTTGCTTTGTCTGCACGTTCTTTTGCCGATGCTTTTTCCTCGGAATCTAATTTCTTTTGTTCACGATTAAATAACCTACGCTTTGCCGCTAAATCTGTTTCCGCATTTGCTACATCAATAACCGCTTGGCTTACTTTCTTTTTTGATTCTTCGGTTTCACCATTTAATTTTTGGTCTAATTGTGCAGCCTTTAACCTATCCTTTGCGTACTTTAATTCCTTGGTTGCTAAATCTGTTTCGGAATCGGCAACTTGTTTTAATGCCTTTCTACGTTCCTGTAATGTAGCATTGGTATCGGATAGTAATTCTCTTGCCTCGGCTAATGTTTTATTTTGTTGAGCTCTTGATTCCGCTAATTGTAATTCAACATCATCTAAATCTTGTTGAATTTTAGCAAGGTTTGCACCCTGTTCCGCAGCATCACTAAATAATGATGTTACCAATTCCAATCCTTTAGCAAGTCCACCAACTAATGTTGCGGCAAGTTTGGACACCGCTTGTATCAATGGATTAATTACCGCACTAAATGCCGATGTAAGTTGTTCCAATGAATCCATCCCATCATCCGTCTGCTTTAATGCAGAACGTAAGGTCATAAATATTCCAACTAATCCCGTTAGCACCGCACCTAATGGGTTAGTAACTAATGCCATCATTGATTTACCTAAACCACCTAATGAACTTGCCACATTGCCAATAGGGCCTGGCATTGATTCAAACTTCTCCGATAAATTGCCTAATTTATCCGATGATTTTTCTACGGCTTGTTTTGTGGCTTTGCCTAAATTATTAATTGCATTGGTAGCCGTATCAACGCCACCAGTATCAACTTTTATCGCATATTTTATATCTTCCGCCATGAGTAGTATTCCCTTTTAATTATTTTCCAAAATTGTTTGTATGATGTGATGTATTGATTTCCACCTTTGGCAAGGTCTACCGATTTAGATACCCCATGCCATTCCTGACTAATTGCCAATTGTATAATTAAATTTATCATTGTAGCTCTACTATTAAACGCACATTATGAATAGTGATGGAGTGAGATTCATTATCTTCATTCCAAAATGCAACTTGAACCTTTTGTTCCGCACCTAAATTTAACATAGTTGTTATTGTTACTGAACCATTGGTTTTGTCCAAGGATGTGTATGCCAATGTACGAACACCATCAACAAAAATGGCAAATCCATCGTGTTTGTTTGCTGTTTTATCAACCGATACAATTGCCGTTAACCTAAATTGCCCCCCGTATTCGTCATAAATCCAACTATCTACCAACGAACACACCATACGTTCTTGCCCCATCAATTCATATCCCTCAAATCCAATAAATACAGGATCATCCCCAATGGTTGCCGTTGCAACGGGTGTATCATTGTAGGCAGTCATTACGGTACGCCTGAACCTATTGAACAATTGGTTGGTAATCACTTTCATACCACCCACGTTTTGGTCATTGTAGGTTGTCTGTTGTGGTATTCCTGTATAGTTTAATGCATCCCATGGGCGTGAATTTGTCAATTGTCTCCCTACAATGCCATTGCCGATTAATGTTGCCCCACGGCTTGGGTCGGTTGTGCCATCAGTCCATTCCGCGGTATTCCCATCGGAATCCAATGTGATGGTGGTAACATCATTGTAGGTTATAAATTCAATTACGGCACGTTCGTTTAAAATATCATAATCAATTTTCTGTATCTTATAATAATTCCCTGATATATCGATAGTGTCATTTAATGATAAATTTAACCACTCCCCCACAGGAATCACCGCATCCATTGTAACGATACGGGATTTTGTAGAGTAATAACGTGATAGGTAATTTTCGTAATACAATTTAAACAATGTATTCAATGCCATATCACCTGCCAACACGTTTTCAAGGCCATACGCCAACGAATAGCTTGTTTTGGCTACTGGGCTACCTGAATAAGGTGAAACAATGGCTAAATCATAATATTGTGTTCCATTAAAATAATAAGGGAAAAATACTTGGTTATACCCTGCATAGAAAAACATCGTTAATGGTTGTTGAACGGGTTTATTATCCTTATCCAACATTACAGGAATCTGTAAATCGGTTAATCCAATTACATTCCCCACATCGTTAATCTCTCGCATAACCGATGGCACGGATATATTAAAAATTGTTTCGATGGTAAATTCCTCACGGGCAAAGTCAACTTGTGGGCTAAAATCTATCATCCCAAATTTTCTGTTATACTTTGATATAATTTCCTGATTTGCCAAATCCAACCCCTCGGCATGGCTCATCATGATTGCCTTTGGTATATCCATCTTTTGATGGGATATTTCTTTTGTATCGATGTATTTTGTCCAATCCTTGGTTACCGCATTGGCGTACCAATCCTCAATATTGTGAAGCTCAAATGTGGTAGCATCAACAGGAACTAATATTGAATTTGTCATTTGCATGAATGACCTAATAAAATCAACAATTTTAGTTGTAGGCATTATCCATTTTAAATTCAATAACGAATCGGCAATACCATATGGAACTTGTGTAATTTTAAATTTGGCACTCGTAATGGTTGCCCCCCATAAATTGGCATATCCAATCGTTACTTGATCACCCTGATTTAAAGTCAATGTGGTTGTTTTAGTATATGTCTGAACCAATGTATAACCAATACGTTCAACAGGATTTCCATTAACTAAAATTGCCGTGGCAAACACATTTACATAACCTGCGGTTGGTGGTGTAGGCAATGCCCCAATAACCCATTCTAATTCAATAGTATATTCCCCATTGTAGGGTACTTGATAAATATGTGTAGAGGTACTATATAGATTTAAAGGGTCTGTTACCTCCGTGTTATATGGGTAAACCAAATACCCACCATTCCCAGTTACTGCGGTTTGTGCGGCTATTGTAAAACTGCCTCTTGTAACTTCAATTTTGGCTTGTTCATTGGTGTAATTCTGTACAGGCCCTGCAACACCCATCGGTGCAACATACCAATCATCAAATTCGGGTCGGTCTAATAAACTTCCGTTTAATGTGTACCCTGCATTGGCAAAACACAACTCCAACATTTTACGAATACGAATAATAGGCCGTAAATCATTAATTTGAATACCACCTACATCATCACTACCAATATTATTTTTAATCTGAAATTGACTGCTATATGTGTACCCAACGTGCCAATCAATTATTGGGTAAATGATATCCCCATTTAAAAATGTCTGTTGCCAACTATTAGTGATATTGGTTGCACTTACACTATGTTCTAATTCACTCCAATCAACATCAATCAACGTATCTTCCCCGAATAGGGCAAATGCGTTTTTTGCCTGTCCATAAAATATAATATCATATTGCCGTGCAAGTCCATTGGCGTACTTCACCCCACTTAATTCCACACATCCAACGAATACTGGCAATCCGTGAATAAAAATGGTTGCATCCAATTTTAGGTATGCGTTCCAATTGCCTAATACAATATTCTCCTCAAAGTAGTTGGAAAATACCTCATCATTGGTTGGTGAACTTGGGATGGTAAATTGTTGTGTAAAATCTGTCCGTGCCTGTGATAGGTCGCTAACATCCTTAACTTGCCGTGTTAACTTTACAACCTCATCTTGGAATAAATCAATTGGTTGACCTGCAATGGTCATCGAAAACCTAACATTCATTATCTTACGATTTTATTGATTAAGGGTTGGTTGTATTCTATGGTTAATGTGTACTGAATCAATTTATCGTTAATTCGGGTTAATCGATTAAATGTTGAATCCACTATCCGTGCCGAATACGAAATATTATTCTCATCAATCAATAAATTATCCGATGCGAATAGTTGCTGAATAATATCATTGTAAGCTTCGGGGATGTAGTCGGTATTTACCACCATTGTTGTGGTTGCATTGGTTAGGAAATTTTGTGTTTGATGAACCCCATATGTCCACGCATTAGCCATATTCTGTGTTAAGAATATTGGTTTTTGGTACGTTTCACGCTCATAATTGAATACCTTTTTTGATAGGGCATTAAATACCATCGTATCATACACCCCATAATTATTAAGGTAATGGATGGTTACGCTTCCGTATTTATTTTGACATTGGTAATCGATGTTATACACTTGTGTACCACCTGAATATGCAAATGTTATTGTGGTGTCCGATGCAACCCCTGCGGCTGCTAATAATTGCACTACATCAATCCCCTGTATGTAATTGGATGATGATGTAACTGCCACGGGTGTAACCGATGTACTGCCAATGGTTATGGATGTAATTAGATTGGCATCATACCACACATAATAACTTGGCGTTTGTGCGGTGATGTAAAAGGTGGTTTTGTCTGTGAATACCCGTTGCGTTCCATAACTATGGTTAAACCCATCAAAGGTGTATGACCAACCATTTGTTGCCAATTTGATGTTGGAAGAAACGTACGAACCTGAACCCGTTGCCCATACCCCTTTTGCCTTAACTCCAAAATAACAAGCTCCGCCCGTTACATTTGGTTTGTATGTGCCAACATCCAAGAAATCCTCGGTTAACGCTTGGTTAACTAATTTATGAATGTCAATCCACGCACGATTATTTGCAAAAGAATCGGCATCTCTTGTAATCGAATAATTTGGAAATGCTGGAAACGATGCAGAACCATTCCAAACATAAACATCAAATAGGTAGTAAAATCCTGTTTTTGTATAATCCGTGTCATAAACTTGGTATATTATCGGGGACATTGCCCCCATATTGCCTTGTGGTTGTACTTCAAATGTTAGCGACATAATTTTGAATATCTTTTTTTACTGCCTCGGTTAAGGCATTTTTAAATTTAAAATTGGTGGATACCGTTGCCTTTTTAATGAAATCAAAAGGTTCGATTCCAAAGTGTTTGATTTTTCTATTCATCATAAATCCCATTGCCTTTTTATTTGCACGGGTATTTTTTAGGAATTGTCCTGATTCGGGATCTCTTGGCCTTAACCTCTTATTCATTATCCATGCATCCATTGCACGGAGTGGAATACCTTTACCACCTCTAAACTTCCCCCAAGGTTGCCGACCTCTACGAATTGCCTCACCATACCAATCCATTGTTATACCAAATTCCATCCCATCCACAAATGGTTTGATTGAACGCACCAAGTTACCCGATACAACATAATTTGCCTTTACTTTTTGTTTGGTTACATTCACAGGTTGCCAATCACTACCAACCTTTTTCCACTTGGCACGGATAGCAGTACGGGTGTGTTTGGCCTCTAATTCCAATCGTGCCTGTGAGGCATAGAAATTAGCCATCTGTTGTGCAACCTGCTCGGTATTGGTGTATTTAATTGCCATTAGTAACAAGTCCCATCAGTTACCCAAGGGTTCTGTAATTCAATTGTAATAGATACATTGTATCCAGTTAATACATCTTGTCCACCCTCGGTGAATGGGGTGAATGCAATCGGTCTAATCCATTGTATTTGGCTGAAATATTCCTTTTCCTTGGCATACACCAAACGTGAAAATTCAACGTATAGATTTTGTAATATATGGGCATAGTTTTGATTCTCTGTATACCCTATTTCAGAATATACATCCACCAAATCTTGTTGCTCATTTTCACCTTTCAAATAGTTGGTAATATCGGCAATCAGGATATTAAAATTAAATTGCTCGGTTACATCGGTTAGGGATGCAGTTTGCATTGTAACGTGCAACAATGGATATACGGTGATAGCTTTCAACGAATGCTCATCCAATGTGCCGTGGCTATAATTCCACCCTAATTCATCGGCTATTTCCTTGAATATTTGGAATGCCGTACCTATGTGATTATTGTTCATCGTTTAAATGATTTTTGGATTGTTTGTTTTTCCAAGTCCGCCATGTCGCTTTTGTAACAACCCCAAAGGAGGGTTTTTGAAATGGGGTATTTTGTAACAATGTCAACTCTTGTAATATCTCCTTCACATAACCAATGGACAAAGCTAAACCATCCCCACTTTTGTTGAATACCGTATTCGGAATCTGTACCCTCGGATTCGTTTCCAAGAACTTCAGGATAGAGTTGAGTAAGTCGGCTCCGATAGTCCAAAAAAAAACCATCGCACCATAGGCAACCCCTGATGGTATCATTTTAAATTCCTCATTTATCTTGCCATTGTACGGCTCAATATCGTATCTACCACCCTGCCCCTCAATTGTAATAGGTCTGTATAGCACCGATAATGTCTTATACATATCCCCTGCCTTGTTGTAATTCTCTATATCGATAAATTCCCCTGTGGTTAAATCATCCATATTAGGCACAAACCCGTATTTAATTCCGTTCAATTCAAACTTGGATTCAAACTTTGGCTTTTCGGATAATGCCTTAACTAAAATGGCTGCAACTTTATTCAGTACATCCATAGGCATTGCCTTTACTTCCTTGATTGAGATGTTACAGAAAATTGAAACTGCCTGAATTGTCTTATCAAACTCATCCAAATCCTTTGGCAGTTGCTCGTATTCTTGCATACGCACCAATGGGATGTCATTTAAACAGGATGGTACTGATAGGGTTTGTGTGGTCATCATATTATTAACGATTGAATTTGTAATTGTTAGCGAACATCGTATTGCCCGTAATTCTTTTTAAGTCCTAATGTTTCCATTTCGTGATACCTAAATGCATCAATGGCATGATCAACACCAATGGGAATGGGTAATTGTTTACCATCCTTGCCTTTGTCCCAACAATACCCACGCAATTCTTTTATTAAGTTGGTGGAATCTTTGGTAATTAGGTACTCTTGGGATTGCATTACTTGAATACCATAATTGATTGAATCCTTGCCCTTGGTAACGGGTTTAATCTGTATCCCAAACCTCCGTATCTCTTCAATGGATTTAGGTTCGGCACTATCTGCATATATCGGAACTCCTTTGGGTAATACCTTGGCAATATCGGTGTTTAACATCCCTGTTCTGTAACAAAGCTCATTAACAATACGTTGGTTGTTGTATTGGTATATCTCTACAATTGCCGTGGGGTCAACTGAATAACCAAAGTCCAAACCACACCCAATTAATCGTGCCTCCTTTGGGATGGTATCAATCGTTTTGTAGTTGCTAAATATAACACCCTCTAAATTACCGATTTGCCCTAATCCGTAAACTGCCCACCAGTTACGCCAATACTCACTTGTTTCGGCTTTATCACGGGCTTTCTCAATTTCCCGAACCAATGATTCATCCAATGCCTCATTATCCTTGTAGGTTAACACAATCATTTCGGAATCTGCATCACCAATCAATTCCGTATCCACCCAAAATTCAGTAACTGGGTTGTAATCCAAATAAATAAACTTCCGTGTACGGATTGCCATTTGGTAATATGATTCCCATTCTATGTTGTTGCACTCGTTAACGAATAACACATCACGCCTTGCACCTCTCAATTTGTCGGGTTGATCGGCTGAAAAAAACTCAATGAATGAATCGTTGTTAAATGTATAGGTCAAGGATGATTTATTCCATTTGTTATCATCGTACATGCCTACCATCTGCATAATTTTAAGGAAATCACGGATAGCACCCCTACGCAAATGGGGGATGGATTCCGCTACAATACTTATCTCCGTGCTTGGTTTCTGAACCGCATAGGTAATAAGCATAGGAATAATTGAAAAGGTCTTTGAACTGGATGTTCCACCCCTAACTATTCGCACTCGTTTCCGTAATGCCGCTATCTTATTTTGTGCCGTTGTCTTTTGCAACATCCAAATTTATTCCATTAAATATTGGTGTTTCCGTATTAACATCAATCTGTTGGGTAGGCATTCCAAAGCCTGAATCCATTAATTGCTTATACGCATTGACATCACCCTTTCGGGCTTTATGAATCATTGCAAGGGTAATCAAATCCTCTTGGGATAGTTTTTCCAATTCTCCCGTGATGGGATTCTTGGCATCCTGCATAACCTCTAACCACTTACGGGCAATGGTACTGCGGTTCTTACTCCCTTTGGGTCTGCCGTTTGGGTTTCGTACCTCACCAAGTTGTGCAGGTGGAATTAAGTTTTGTTCGTTTGCCATATTTGTCGAATTATTCTCGAATTACAATTTATTGATTTCTTCTTTGACTTGATTCCAAAAATATAATTCGCCATTGCTCAATAGGAATGTTGAATTACTTAATAGTTCATCAACCATAATTAACGCACATTCTTTAGCTTGATTATAGGCTTTATATTCTTTTGCTAATCCAATAGGTTGATTTATCCAAGCTTCATTTGGTGTTGTTTGGTAAAATTTTTCAACCAATTTGTTTGCTTTTTGTTGTGGTGTCATAGTTTTCATTAATTGATTAATTTTTTAACAAAATATTCTAATGTACTTTGATTTGTGTAATCATATCCATTTGCACCCATCGGAATAACATTAGGGCATGGTTGGTATGATTCCAATAATCTTGGTACTTTCAATTGCTCTGCGATTGCATAGGTAGAGGATTGATTTCCGATAAATAGTTTACAGGATTTAACCAGCATTGCCATTTGTAGTGCATCATCAATCAATATTCGTTTTGGTTGCCAATGGTTACGGGAAACAAATTCATCATATTCCTGATCTAACCCCACGAATATCACATTGTAATTTTGGAGGAACGAATAATTCATGTTCCTATTTCTATACCGACTACTAAAATTAATTACAATGGAATCATTAAATTGTGGGAATGTCTGTTCAACAAATAATGCAGGTTGTGTTAAATCGGTTGCAAGTTCGGGGTACACTTGGAAATGTGAACGCCTCAAATCACCACACGCTAAATTTAAACCGATGTTCCTGAATTGGTCAAAATTATAATCTACAATTTTTGAATCATGTATTGATACTTGCGAAATGTAGGGTTGTGCCTTTAACAATGGTTTGATGTAGGCATACATATCACTATTCATGCAATACCTACCACTTGGGTGGTTTGGAACACCATTGGATAATTTAAAGCCAACGTAAAAATGCACAGGTTCACCGATTGCCTGAACTGCGGATAGGGAATATATTAAATCCCCAAGGTGTCCCGATTGTAATACTGTCTTTAATCTTATGGGTTGTTCATCATCGGCAATGGTTGCCTTCTCAATCTGTAACCGCTTTAATTCGTTGTTCATTTACTTGGTATAAATTGTGGTGTTCTTTACAATACTGGTAATTGGCTTCACCCAACTCTTTTAATAACGCTTTATCGGCTAAATATTTATCCAATATACTCCAATCGTTATTCTCTACAAAAATCACGCCTTTGTTTTTTCTATGGTTGGTGTATGGTTCAACGGCACTAACAAAGATGGGTAATCTATATGCCGCAGCTTCAATTATCTTCAATTCCGATTTATACTTATTGAACGATGTTTTTTCCAATGGTGCAATAACGGCATCCATAAATGCATAGTATTTACCATAGTTTAACACATTGACACCCTCACCGATATAGAACCACGTAGGGCGTTCCTTTTCGCCCGTGATGTAGTATTCCATCATCTGTGATATTCGTTCCATTGGTGCATAACCAGCCAATAGAAAATTACATTGATTGCGTTTCAGTACATGGGATAACTGATTCTCTAATAGCTTCACATCATATAGGTGGGATGAGCCTGTAACATATCCAATTGTAAAGGGGTGTGCTGCCTTGGCGTTCCATTGTGGTTCTTCCAAATCCAATGCGTTGGGGGCAATGTAAACCTTTGGGTTGATTTCTTTTGTTTTCTCTGCCAATTGTGGGGTGGTAACAATTAACGCATCGGCTGCCTTTATGCATGATATTACACCATCCTTTGCCTTTTTCTTGTATGAGGAATAGGCAGGGTTATGTTTTGGAATAATCCAATGGTCATCATTATCAACAATGAATTTGACACCGTACTTTTTACAATCGGTTATAAGTTTGGTATTGAATCGTAGGTATCGAGATATTACAATAGCATCGTAATCCTGAACATTTACCGCCTCTATTTCGGGCTTGGTGATGGCAAATGTTACATCCAATTGTTGATGGAAACGAATCATTGCCCACGGCATTGCTAATCGATGGTAGGTAACGGCACTCATGCCATCCATTATTACACACACTTTCATTCGCTTGGTGTTATTGGAATATACATCCACCATTCAACGTGTTGGATATGTTCTTCGGTATGAACATCAAACCAATCCTCTCCATCGTAATAGGCAATAAATTTATTGTCGTATATATCCACGATTAATACGTGCAACCCATCGGATGGTAATTGTTTGCTTGGGTGTCTATATGCTTTCATAAGGTTGTCCGTTCTTTGTTATTTTTATTGTCGGGTCAAGTTTACGCATTCGGTCAATAATCACTTGGCAATATTTAGGGTCTAGTTCCATGCCATAACACTTGCGTTTAAGTTGGTGGGATGCTACCATTGTTGAACCGCTATCAAGAAATAAATCCAAAATTAAATTACCTGCCTGATAATTATTAAAACACCATTCTACTAATGCTACTGGCTTTTGTGTTGGATGTACTCTTTTTTCTCCATGCTCACTTGCTTTTATCATCCCATGCCATTGATGACGAAATACATCAACTTTAACTCCTTTATTTACAAACGCAATTTCTGCACCACTAAATGTATTACCTTCTCTTTGTTTATCCCAAATCAACCAACCAAATCCATTTGGGATACATGATGAATAATAATTTGCCCCCCAAAAAATCATTGTTGATTCTGGAAACATTGAAATACATAGATTAAATGAATCTATTGCAATAGTAACATCATTATCCCCTAATATCTGCCCAAAATCATTGCCTTTTGTTGAACCATCAATCCCTTTACCACTATGTGAAATTCCATACGGAGGATCAGTAAAAACCATGTCTGCCTTTTCACCATCCATCAATTTCGCCACCGCATCACTATCCGTGGAATCACCACATAACAATCGGTGTTCACCTATCTCAAACAAATCACCCACCACAATATCCGTTTCAATCTGCTCGGGCATTTCATAGTCATCCTCAACGGCATCTACCTCCAATGCATCATCCTCAAAATCCAAAGGCAAATCCAATCCCCAATGGGCTAACTCTTCCACATCCCAATCGTTTGCCAATGCGTCCCAATCATGCTCACCAAATCCAACATTGTCTTTAATAGTAATGGCTTTCAATTTATCAATAGGCGTATCTTGGGGCAATATCTTACATGGTACTTCCTTAATGCCCAATTCCAAACACGCATTCAATCGCATATTCCCAGCAATAACAACCAATTCCCCATTGTAATCCACGGCAATAACCTCACGTAATTCCAACATCTCGGGGTCTTCCTTGATGGATTGTTTTAATTGCACGAATTTGTGATCCTTACAAAACCTTGGGTTTTTGGGTAAACCCTCAATTTGCCCCTTGTTGTTTACCAACTTGGTTATGTGTACTAATTCCTGTTTCATATTCTTTTACTTTTAATTGTGCCTCTTGTTTGGTGTCATACAATCCACGCCTTAACCCCTTATACCATACCGCAAAATACCATCTATCACACCAATACGATTTTGTTATAATTGGTTTCTCCATTCTATTGGTAGGTATCCCAAATGTAATTTAGGTGGTTAATCATTTCTTGCCATGCCTTGGGATTGCAATGGCAGGGATGGTATATCTTTTTACGCTGAAATAAACGGGTGTACATCTGTGCAATGTGATTGGTTTCATCAGGCATAATTTCGGTGCTATTTTTATCCCTGAACGCAGTCCACCAATTGTATTCTTCCTCTGTCATACATAGGGGTTGCCTCCGTGGGAATAATGCATTTAACTTATTCTTACGCTCATCGCATCCGCAGTCCTCACCTGCTACAAATTTTACTACCTCTTTAATCCCAGTCGCTTCCGTGAACTTCTCCACCGAATCCCCCAATCCTTGCGATGGTTTCTTCGTCTGCTTTCTGTTGTATGTATTGCTCATATAATTCTTTTGAATGGTTTTTAATGTGTTGTTTGGCGTTTTTCAAGGTGTTATAAACCGATGTAACTGTTATCCCTGTACGCTTTTCAATTTGCCGTAAACTATGCCCATAGACAAAATACAATTCCAAAATCATTTGGTCATATTCATGCATCGTGTCAATTACCTCCTTAATCCGTGCCATCAATTGTTGATACCTGTATTCGGATTCTTCGGGAGATTCTATTGGGTTAAATTGTGCCTCATGGTCATATACCTTGTTCTCTGCACGATATACGTTAATAACTGCCGATTGTAGAATTTTAAAAATGTAAAAGGTATTCACACCACCTGATGGTGTTTCCAATCGTTGCAATGAACCCTCTGTTTCCTGTATTTCCGCTAATTTTAAATACATATTTTGAACACAATCGTCAATATCCCCCCACCTTGCACCAAGGTAATTAGCCATCTTCCTCCATTTGACATCCATGTGGGCTATGTGTTCCAATGTTAGCACCTTTTTACATTGGCAAAATAAACAATTTATTTTAAATATTCGGTTATGGTTGTAATAAATTCCTCAAAAGATTTCACGATACAATACTTGTACCCAAATTGCTCTGCCTTGGTTTGGAATAACTTTTGATTTTCGTTCTGTCTGCCTTTGTCGGTCTTTAACTCAATCCATAATCCATGATATTTGTTATTGGGGTACATTAGGAAGATATCCGCCACTCCCGCCAATTGCCCTTCGGCTTTCATAATCTTCGCAGTAATGGCTGTACGATAACCCCCATTCGGAATTGAAAACAAAACCAAATCGGGGTGTTCGTATCTAAACCATTTTACGCAATGAATCTGTAATTTAGATTCTAAATGCCTCATTTTTTGTAATATCTAACCAAGCTTCTAATTAAATCAATTAATAAGTACAGGAATACGAATACAACAAACCCACCCAGTACAAAAATTAAGAGGTAGTCCAACATAAATTTAAGGATTGTCATTGTTACCTCCGTATGTTTGTTCGTACCATTCATCAAATTCACCTTCATTCCAACCACCAATATAGCCACATTGTGCATTTTCCATTTGTTCTTTCTCCATTTCTTTGGCTTGTTCTAAAAGGATTTCATGTTTGTATTTGACTTGGTATGTTGTTTTATCAACAATGATAATTCGGTGTTCAATTAATTGGTCAATCAACCACTCTACTGCCGTTTGTTGTTTATTGCTCATTGTTACCTCCATGTATTTTGTCACGCATCCATTTTGCACCTACTTCAAGTGCTTGTCTAACTTCCCAATTTTCACTACTATGCTTAAATTCCTTTCCTATCTCCTCATCACTTGGTAGTTCGATGGGGTCGCTTACTTCATCAATGCGTTCAATTATATATTTCGCATCTATCATTGACACTTCGCAAAATTCAGCGGCTTTTAAAAAGTCTTCTTTAGTGTATAGTTTCATACTTTGTTTATTGTTGCTCATTTGTTACCTCCGTAGATTTCTTTTAATAATTCTAATTTTTTTTCAACTGATTTTAATGCTTCGTTCCAAATTTTTTTACGTTGCTCATTTTCCATTTGTTCAGCTCTATCAAGTATTTCCCTTGTTGTAAAATAATGACTAACACCTTGTTGTTTTATTTGGTGTCTAATCCACTGAACTATTGTTTGTTGTGTTTCGTTGCTCATTTGTCACCTCCGTATGTTTTTTCATAATACTCACTACCATCTAAATTCCTATTGGCTAATGGGAAACCGTCAACCGCATTTATTATCTGCTCCTTCTCCATTTCTTTGGCTTGTTCCTTTAGTTGGTAATATTTATTGGCATATTCACCCAAAGATATTTTGCCACCCTCTAATTCAACACGTAGTTTCCAACTTTCTTGGGCAAACCACTCTACTGCCGTTTGTTGTTTATTGTTGCTCATTGTCCAATGCTTTAATCTCTTTAAAAATCTTGTCCAACAATTCTAATAAATACTTCTGATTGTAGTAGATTAGATTGGAATTAGTGTCGGTTTTAGTTTCGCCATCCTCGATGACAACTTCCGTGTTTTTGTGTTTAACTATTATTTTCATATGTTTCAGTATAATATTCGTCTGCTAATCTACCATTCTGTTTCAACATTGAGATACGTCCTTGTGTGTAGGCTTCCATAATTGCTTGTTTAAAATGGTCTGTTCGTGTAGATAATAGGTAATAATACAAGTGGTCGGCTTTATGCTCCTCTTTAAATTCACCGACTAAGTCTCCATCTTTCCAAACGCGATAAACTTCAACATTGTTAACGATGGATTGGTGTTTGTAGATTATACTCATAGTTGACCTCCTCGATACATTCTATTAGCCTCTTTCTTCCAATGCTTAGTGACTTGATTAAAATTGGCAATTGGTTGGTCTTTCTCGAACTGATAAGGTTGTGCCTCTGGTAGTTCAATTTTAGTCGTTAACTTCTTCCAAGCCTTGTGCATTAGAAATGCAACGGGTAGGCTGATTGGGTACAAGATTAAAAATTCTATAGGTAACATAGTTTTAGGTTTTAAAGGGAGGGTTTCCCCTCCCATTATTTTTTTTTTATTATTTAAACCATTCAAGATTTACGCCATCTCCATATTTTACTTCATTACGTTCTGCGATGCTTTCGTATATTGGTTGTGGGTTATTATCCCAAACTTTACCTTTAAGGTTGCAATACGATTTTACAATAGTTTCAGCAACTTCATCAGTTATAAACAAACACATTTGACCACCTTCACCATCAGTTGTTTCTTCATATTCAAAAAATGGTAATAAAGCAGATTTTGAAAAATAACCACCTTTAGTAAGGTGTTGAATTAAATACTCATTATCTCCAATAAACAACTTTGAATTATTGATGTCTATTATACCATCCTTTTTTTTGTAGTACAAGATTACGCTATTCATATCTTTTGTTTTCTTATTTGTTGATTCAAAAGTACAGATAAGTTTTGATATTGCAATAGTTGCTTTCAATTTATTTTCACTTTTATTTACGTTTTTTAGTAAACGGACAATTTCCTTAGTGAATGATACTATTTAACATCAAACCTGCGTGGTATAGTTTCTCTTCTACTTCCTCTCGGATATCTTCCAACTCAATTACGGATGTAAATAGTTTGTGAGATTCAGGCATACGAGGGTCATACGACACAAAGATTCCGTATTCGGTCTGAGTACATAGCATCCCAAATTGCATTTGCCAGTAGTACTCGGGGTGGTTATCCTTTAAACTTTCTGCATCGGTAATTGTGGCATTCCGTAGGTGAACAGCTGAATTGAACGGACACTTAATCTCGATAATAGAATCTTCACCTAAACCATCGGGAGAAAATCCGCTAATCTCATTGAACTCTATGAATGTAAATGTTTCACCACCATAGTACGTGTACTCTTTAAAGTCTTGTGCTGCGAAAGTATCAAAGGCTTGACGCTCGTAGTTCTTACCCCATTCTAAAGCACGTCCGAAGATTTCGGGTTGAATACCTGTAAGGATAACACCTGCTTTTTCGTAAACGTAAGATTTAGCCGTTTCGCTTAGATACTCTGATTTGTTACGAGGTTTACCCATTAGTTTATAGATTTCGCTGCCTGTAAAGCGTGACTGCCGTAATTGCAACCACGCTTCTTCTGTTAAGTTTGTAGATATCATATCTGTTCCTCAATCATTCATTTAACCGCCTTTAAAATAGTCAAGTGTTCGGGCTTGAGTTGATACTTCTTCAAGATATCCTCAATAGCTCCACCACCTTTGATGTGTTCAACCGCTTTCTCCCATTGCATCATTGCAGGGTTGATAAACAATTTCTCTTGTGGTACATCTTGTTTTGTATTACGCTGCATCGCTTTCTCTCCGTCATCGTCTTCGTCAATGTTCAATCCAAGAATAGAACCAAGTGCATATCTACGAGCGTAGGTAATAGCCGAACCCATTGCTTGTGGGTCATTGGTTTTGACTACTGGCATACAATAGGTTGCTTCAATCCACTCTCCGCTATCGTGCATAAGAATGGTTGTTAAACAATCTGCATCGGGTAATTGACAGAACGACAACCCTGCATCTGCTAATGGTTTTTGGATAACGTCTAAGATGTTCGCAAGTGACGCATACTTAGATTTAAAAAACGGATTGGTTGCTTCCTTTTTAACCTTTCCGATGTTGGCTTGGAACTTGCACAATGCTGCTGCAAGATTAGCGATTGATTCTGATTTATTCATAGTTGTATGGTGTTAATTTTCCTGACATCCACCCCAAATAAAGGTGACAAACAAAAGTATCGTGATACTCTTTGTGAAATTGTTCAAAGTCAAACCAATTTTCAAAGTCTATGCAATCCTCAAAAGGTACTGCGGTAGATTTATAATATTGGTTAACTAATGAATCATCTAATCCAACGAGATAAGCTTCTACATCGGATTTACGAAAGTAATACTGAACGGAGTGATAGTCTAATACTATATCATTCTCCAAAACTGCTACCCACTTCATTTTCTCTAATTAATTTGTAAGCCGTTGATAATACTGTTTTAGCGTTTTTCTGATAGATATCTCCGTGGAAGTATCTACGAATGGTTGGTAAACTCAACCCTGTTCTGTGCTGAATGTCCTTGTAAATGCCGTGATAGCGTTTCTTTAGGATTTCTTCTCTGATTTGTTCTATTGTCATAGTGAAAGCAAAGGTAAACTTAAACTTTCAATTATGCAAATTTATTGTTTAATATCAAGAGAAAAAATAATATTGCCCAACTGAGAGGCTAATTCGTTTGCAAGTTCTTGTTGTAGTGATTCCGTGAATGAATCTTCGATAAAGTGTTTGCCTTTGTAACCGCGTCTGTGGATTTTACGAGCAATTGCACGGGCTAATGTATCGTATGAAACACCTTTGTTTGGTTTGATACCTTTGAAAGCCATCCACTCTTTAATGGATTGCCATAGATAGGGAGTACCTTCTTTGTGACCGCCTTTTGTCGGCTTACGTCCAAACTCTACTTGCTCCCAATAATCTTCCATTAGGAAAGTAATCAGTAAGGAAGTAGGAGTTTGAGTTATTTCGCCAGGTTGAATTGATTGCTTTAACGAACTCGATGCGTTGGCGTTCTTATTGTCCAACTCCTTACGCATCAAATTAACCGCTTTATTGCTCCACTCAGCGATTATCTGTTGTAATAGGGATGATTCTTCCGTGAAAAGGTTTTTGTCCTCTCCTAAACGATTTATAAGGTCATTTATGGGAATAGTCTTAGCCAATGAGATTGAAGTGTATTAGTTCGCCACTTGTAAAATGTTTTATTACCTCTTTCCAATACGCATCAGGTACAACTTGACAACCTGCACTCCATCGGTCTACTATACTCCCTGCTCCTGCTCTGTGGAAATTAATACCAAACAACCCATTTTGAGTTTTGGTTTTATCAATTACACCATCTTTGTTACCATCTCGATAAATATCAATAGCCTTAATCTGTTTAAAATATGGCATACCTAACCAAAGGGACTTCCAATTGGATGAAGTTACAAATTGGTGTGACCATAGATATTGAGCAGGTATTGCGATTGCCGTTCCTGTTACGCCTCCGTGTGTGATTGGGTTTTGAACATAGAATTTCCCTGCGGTTGTTGAACACGGAACGATTGATACAACACGCTCGTTAACAATTACCAATAAAAAATCATCGAATGTGTTTGTTAATTTATCATCTGTACGTACAAAAACTAAACTCTTAGGTGTCCATATCCATCTTTTAACTGAGAAATAGTTTTGCACCCACTCGTTTGCAGCGTCCAATGTCTTTTGACCGATTACTCCATCGACCTTTAAATTATATCCCCGTTGGTTTAGAAATGTTTGAACGCTTTTCATACAACTCCATTGTTTTATTTAAATAGTAAGAGGCTTTAAGTAAATCCGTTTTACCGCCTTTCATATCATACCGCCACACATATTTAATTACATTGCCAATTGTGTACGCTTCATCAGGTGGTAGTCCTTTAATAGCGGTTAATATGGCATCCATTGCCTCGATTTCGCCTTTGTTGTAGTGGCTTGGTTTATTTACGATATCCATTGCTCCACAAAAGTATTAATATCCATCGTAATTAGTAACATTTGACCGCCTTTAAAAAGCACATTAGTATAATCGTAGTTGGCAATTGCTCCCGAAACATCGTCTAAATTGATGTATCCGTCCTCTAATACTTCGACAATATCCGCACCTAATCCAACCTCTTTGTAAATGTCGTCTTGTTTTTCTTGGTGTACGATTTCTACCTTTAAGATTCTCATATTATTTTGCCGTTAATAATCTTCATATTGTTAACGTGGAATGTCAAATCTTGGTTAACATCTACACAAGCGAATCCGTGACTCCATTTGGTATAAGCATAAGGTCTGTAATCGGGTGAAAGAGTGCAAAGACAACCCATTGACCAAACACCAGTAGATTCTCCGTTGATATTGTTTTCTGAGTGGTGGGATACTTGGTGGTTGTGTCCGAAGATAGTAGAAGATTTAGCCTTTAGGAACATACCTCGTGCAGGGTTAACAGGTGAGAATACACTCTCTCCCATCTCGTGTCCGTGCAATACGTTCAATTTACCTAATTTAATTATCTCACGATTAACCAAGTTGATTTTAAATTCACTCAATCCTAATAGGTTTTCAAACTTTAAATTATCTACATCGGAAAACTCTTTGGCATTGCGTAATAAGTAGTTACGAACACGCTCCTCGTGGTTTCCTAACTTGTAGTAAATCGGTATTATTGGGAATAGTTCACGCAAGTACGCAAAAAAGGTTTTAGTCATCTCTATTTCCTCTCGTAGTGACGGCATCCCAACCTCTTTAATAAATGAAGATACTGGGTAACAATCCATAATATCGCCATTTAAAACAATACAATCTACATCGTTGTTTAATCCCCATTCTAAGGCAGTGGACAAAGCGTCCATATCGTGGTATGGGATGTGTATGTCGGATAGGATTAGATAACGTCCCTCGTTTAAGTGAACGTTAATCATCTCTTTGTTGTGCGAAAATACCTTTAGTTTTTCTAACCCCTCTTGAATTGTTGATTTATTAGTCACGAATGATTTATCTTTTAAAGCCTTAAAAAGATAGTCTCCTTTTACGCCCCTAAAATATCTAATCTTATCTCTTAGTCTCTCAATAGATGTAAGTTGTGGATTTTCTTCTAAGATTAATTTTGCAAGTGTGCGATTTGGTGCATCGGGGTACTTCTCTAAGTACGATTTGATTATGTCTTTCATAGGAATATTGCCATAATTGTTACCAATATCGCCCACATTCCTACTCCTTTTATGACATCTTTCTGTAATGAAATAGTGTTATTACGATTTTGAATTTCAACACCTAATGAATCCGTCTTAATTTCAAGACGCTCAATTACAGAATCTTGGTAGTTAATAATAATAGAATCAGCCTTAACCAATTTGTTTAATCGGATTACATCTCTACGAGCATTAGCACCCTTTACCAAGTACTTATTGGCGTTCGATACTATCGAGGTGTCGATGCAAACTAATTGCCCCTTTAAGACCGATGGAATCACGAGTAAAAGTATCAATATATAACGTGTCATATTTTAAAAGCGTTTGACGGACTTTCTTCCACTTGGTTATACTATCAGTCCACTTTACTATTTGAGTGTCTGTAGTGTGCTTATAATGCGTTATTTCACGCTTTATGAAACAATTATACAGGCACAACGCAAGTATCAGCCAAATAAGGTACTTGTATACTGAAGTTAATTGCATATCCTGCTAATATATCTGTGCGTGAATCGTATAATGGTGAGGCGTTTTGATTGACTACTAATTGCCAAACTTCGTTTTGGTATTCAGAATCCAACAATGCAAATATATCACCCATAATTTGAGCCGTGTCGGATAGTACCTCTATTACGTTAGATTCAGATTCAAATACCCTATCCATCACCAATAAAGCGAAGTTGTAGGTTTGTAGTTTGTTGGCTAAATCCAAAGTGAATCCATCGGGGTACAACCACACCAACGGATAGTATTCTATGTTTTCAACGGTTAGATTACTTTGTTGACCCACTCCGAATTTTCCCACCATCTTGTGGCTTTCGGCTTGAGTTTGAATCTTTGCGATTATTTGGTTTAGCGTCATTGAGAAATTTAATTAGTTTGGCTTCGTTATTTTTCTGCCATTTATTCGTGCGGATAGTCATAGTTCCAATAGCAATTATCCATATCGTCACCAAGATAGAACCCACCATAAAAAGATGTGTTTTTAGGTCGAATTGTATCAAATCCGCTACCAGGATTGAGGAACAAAGGATATGTATTTGTGTTTTCACGGAGATAATCTCTTAATCTATTAGCGTAATATTCAGCCTTATCACGGAATCGCTTCTCAATCATTGTCAACTCATCTATACTCACCGCTCTTGCGTTCTCTGCCTCTCTCGCTGCTACGCTCTTATTCATCATTTTAAAGGTCATAGGGAGCATCGATTCAGTTATTGTGTAGTATTTCAAACAAGGTGCAATATACGAATCTAAAAGCGTTGTATTTACGTTTGTAAGTGTACCTGCAAAGGCTTGTGTTTGCAATTCATCGTACAAACCCGAACCAATGATGTCACGAATATAAATCTCTTGAGCCTCTTTAATCGCAGATTTTAATAGTTTATCGTCAACATTCTCGTTGATTGCGGAATTGTCCTTGAGGTAGGATGTGCTTATAAAATATACGAAGTTGCTCATTTTTTTCTAATCATTACCTTTTGCGCCCACAAATGTCTGCATTGTGGAGTTGTTGTGTCTGTATTTGGATTGTGATACCATCCACCACGACGTTTCCAAACGTCATATCCCAACTCTGAACTCATCTGATTGATATCCTCGCGGCTAAATACCTTTTTTGATTCTACTATTTTACGGCAAAAATCACGAGATGTTTCCAATAATATATTACCCTCAATGCCTGGTGCTTTTTCGTACTGATATCTAACAACCAATTCTGTCTGTAATCCTTTTATCAAATCTCTACCTTTGGCAGTAACTTTGTAACCATTCATTTCGGGTGCTAACCTATCGGATTTAATCAACTCGGTTAGTGCATCCATTACGTTCTGTGCAGGTTGTTTCGTCAAATTAACCAAATCTCCTGTCTGCAAACCTGGATTTTCTGCTAATATATTTAACAATGCTTTGTTTAACGCATCGCCAAACTCAAACTTTACCTCCTCGTATAAATCCGCAGATTCTCCGTATTTAGCGAATACTTGTAAATCTCGCTCATCATCCCATCCAAATGGGTTTTGCTTACTGAAAGCCGCAGGAGCAGCGGATTCGATTGCGTCACCATTTGGGATAGGTGGTAAACCTGCCAATTGACGCTTTTCGTTGATTGTCATATTTGACAATACGTTGTTAGCAACCAAAGGACTTAATGAATTGATAGCATCGTTTAGAGATGATTGAACTTTCACGGTTGACAATTGAGGTAATCCCATTTCTTGACGTGCTTCCTCGTTGGTTATAATACCCTTAGTAAACAATTCGCTATAATCTAATCCTAATGGTGGTTTATTCTCTGTTCTAATCTGTACAGGTGCGATGTATTCAAATAAGTAAGTCAACGCATCGTCTAACTTTTTTTGTCTTGGTTCAACGTAAGCGGATTGAAACATCTCGTATGCTTCGATTAGTTCGCTTCTACCGCCTAATTGACCCTCTACACGCACTCCAAACAACATTGGTGAGTTTACCTTGTGCGATACGAAAATCTCTTGTTGTACGGTCTTGTTTAAGATGTCAAATTGCTTGTCGAAATCGCTCGGTTGTAGGTTGTTGATTATGCTCTCTTTTTCGTTCGGGTCGTTATACTGAATAATCAATCCACCTGCGTTGTCCGTACCCGTGTAGTTTTTCTTTAATGCTCTTTCAGTCTTCCTCGCTTCTTCAGGTGTTGGATAACCCTTGAACATTTGGATTAGGGTCTGAGCAGAAAATCCGTTTTTAATGCTATTTAAATGCCAATTAGATACCTCCGTGTCAATCTCAATGTACTTCAATCCACCTACATAGTCGGGAAGTGGGTAGATTCCTTGACCTGCTCTGTAAAGTTGGCAATAATACAATTGCTTAGATTCACGAGTGATTGGATTAAATGGGTTGTATTGGATTATCTCGGCTTTCCTATCTGACCAATCCTCACAAAATGCGAATTTCTCGTCTAATGTTTTACGGATTTTTTGAAATGGTAAATGATAAATCTCGGAAATCTTTTGTTTGTCGCGTGACCATATAACCTCCAATGCAAACCCATTGAATAACTCTAAATCGTCAGCAATCTTGACTTTTAACTCGTCTAAACTCTCGTAAGCGTTAATTGCATCAACTTTTTGTTGTGCCTTTGCGATTACTGCGGTGTCTTGTCCTTTTATGGAAGTACCAACCCCTGCAACATACGATGCTTTTGCCGAAACAATAGCATTATGCTTAGGGGATTTATTGTACATTTCGATTAAGAACTCAGGGTATAAGTTATCGTCTCCGAATGTATAGATACCCTTTGCCTTGTTCTCTTTGAAAGCAGGTAGTTTGTTGTCGTGAAAATTAATCCGATGAAACATCACTTATAAATAGGGTTTATTCGATTGTGAAAAAGTTTGATAGGAATTTACCTAATCCACCAACGACTGCACAACCTATCATTACGGAAGGTTCGGACATATTAAACCCTGCAACCATTATAGATGCAGCGGCTAATGAATCGCCAAATATGCGTATTCTTTTAGGTGTTGGCGAAAAATAGGGTTTAAACTTCACCCTTGTCCGCGATTTGGTTTGCATGATTTGTGTTTGTTTTGATGTTTGGTATGTCTGCCTAATTTCCTCTTTGGCTTTTTGCGAAATAATACGATTGATGCTTTAACCTTTGCCATCTAATGACTTGATTTTTTTGTGCCAATATATTATCGCAAACAATCCCGAAACTATGCCTACAATAGCCAACACGAATGCGGCTACGGGTTGCCATTGTTGCGAGAAATGTATAATTGTAGCACTCCCACTAACTGCGGTTGCTATCGTTGCCGTGGTGTCGTTATCAATGTTTTTCATTAGTATGGAAATGGTGGTGATGGTGGTGGTACATATTCGCCTTGTGGTAAATCTAATAACCAAGCGTACTCGGAGGCTTCAATTTCAGGATATTGTTGGTCTGTTACAAAATTGAACCAAACGTCATTGATATCTTGAACACAATTAAAATACTCGTATGGGGCAAATTCTTTGCCTTGAATTTCTTCATATTGTTCGGTTGTTAAAATGTATCCTATCATACGTTTCTTGAAAGTGTTGTTTGAAATGCTTGAACTGCGGTATAAAAATTACTTGCTTCGGTGTCGGTTAATCCGTCACCAATTGAGGCAAATGCACATTCTTTTATTGAATAATCTGTAGGATTTCCAAGATAATTTAAGGCTAATAAAAATACATTTAAGTTAGGCAAACTGCCTGAATTATTAGTATAATTTGTATTTGTTCCATTTATTACAATTCCAACTTGAGTACTTGATTTTCTATTAGCAATTGCAAATACTCTACCATCCGATAAAGATTGAGTTATTGCTGAACCACTATTAACCCTTGCAGCAAAAGCATTAAATGCACTAGAACGTATTAATAATTGTAATCCAACATTGGCACTACTATAAGCACCTAAATCAGTATCATCTAAATTATTAGTTCTTGAATAAAATGAAATATGAGTACTATTAAGTGATAATGATGTATTTGGGTTTAAATTAGTATTCATATATCCGTTAGAACCGTTACTTGTAATTCCAGTACTTGCATAAGTTATACCTCCATTAAAAGTACCTGTAAAACTTGAACTCTTTAAATTCTGCGCACATGCTGCTGCACTTGCACCAACCATCGGATATATGGCTTTCATTTTTGACCATAATCCATAAGATTGTAAATCATTAACTAAAGTATCTACTGCAGATTTTTCTAATGTTGACAATGTACCTCCAGCTGTAGTTACTCTGTCAAAAAATGAAATAGAATCTGGATTAAAAACAGAAACACTTCCAATTGTTCCCAATTGCGTAGGCAATTGCCCCTGAAAAAGTTTATCTCCAAATCCGCGAAATTGTCCAAAATCTGCCATTAATAATCCCCTTTAATTGCGAAAATATTTACCCCGTCTGTAACCGCAACGGTAATACCAACTAAAACTTTTTGCCCTGATTTTAATTGCAAGTCACTATAAGCCGTTACTTGTCGCTGCGAAGTTGTTGTTGTACTCGCAGTAATAGCAGGTAGTGCAATTTCATCGTACAACTTCGGGCTTGTTCCGCTTGTGTTTGTAATAAAAATCAACACACTCGTAGCAGAATTACTCCCTGCAACCTTAGCCCCTATCTGTGTGATTTTAGTCCCGTCTGTTGCAGCGGTTAATAACTCTACCAAGTTAGTAGTAGTCGCCCCTGTTCTATCTGTTGTTGCAGCCGTTACCGTTACTATTTTAGTTTCGGGAACGAGTGCGAAAATTGGTGATGTATTTGCAGCCATTATTAGTAGTTATAGAATAAATATAAATCCCCACCCGTTGATGGAGGAATGTTTAAGTTCGTTAATTGTGAACCATCCACCGCAGGAAGTTTAGCAGATGCATCCAACTGCACCAACTTGTTAGCAGCGTTAAATGTATTGCCTTGTAAGGTTACATTTGCAGACAATCGAGAATCGTTTAAAGTACCGCTTGAAATATTACTTGCATTGGTTGTGTCTACGTTTGCAACATCACCCAACCCAACTTGCGATTTTGTAACGCTATGAGGATTTGAGGTATTGCTTATATGCCCAGATAATGTCGATAAATTAGCGGTTATCTGTGCTTGTAATTTACCGAACGCCACCAATACGCTATCAGTTGCAGAAATTATTGCATTTGTTGCGGTAGATAAACCCGTTAGCAATAAATCTCTAACCCTTGTAGCCGTGAAATATTGGTTGGTTGTACCCTCGTTTATGTCATCCGTATCTAAAACAACTGCTCCGGTTTGTCCGTTAACGCTTAGGACGTTTCCACTTGCTGCGATAGTTATGGTTTGTAGTGCATCATTGTAAGTAAATGACACATTAGAACCTGCAACTAATGCAGCTTTAACTTTGGTATAAACTCGTGTATTGGTGAAATATAGATTGGAAGTACCCTCGTCTAAAGAATCGGTGTTATTAGCCTCTAAAACACGTTGTCCGATGTTTGCAAGATTTGTTCTCTTGGTAACGCCTTCCGAATAATCAACAATAGGAATACTATCGAGATTTGCGTCAATAGTTCCAATGGGGTCAAGTTGTGAAATCTTCCTGTTTGGCATTATCCGTAATAATCAATAATTCTACTACCATCTTCTAACAACAAAAAACTATTATCCTCTTGCATCAAAAAAAATGCAGTTAAAGCGTCAACCTCAAATGTTCTCTTTTCCAAATCAACAATGTGGACAACCCCCATATCACGATTTGTTGTGAAGATTTTCTCCTCCTCCGTAACATCGTGAGTTTTATTGTACCTTGTATGTGTGTAGATTTTCTTCACGATACTTCATAAAATAGTTCATCGTTAACTAATGGTATAACTTTCAAAATGCCAGTTTCTACCAACTCATCAGCGTTGTTTGGGTTTAGGTTTGTTGATGAAACTTGAGCGTAAATCTTATACTCGTGTTCACCGATTTCCAATGTTTTAGCGTCTGTAATTCCCTCATCGAATAAGAACTTATTATAACGCTCTATATGGGTTGATACATCGGTTAATAGAAAGTTCTTTGTAGTGTCGGTTAAACGCGATTTTATACTAAACAAAAAGTATGGGTTTGATATCGTAACCTTTTCTGTAGCGGTCACATACCAATAGGTTGAATCTTGCTTAGTAATAGTCAACATCATTTATAAATAGTAAACAAAAAAAATGTAATAAAAAAAGGGAGAACCGAAGTCCTCCCCTTTACAACTATGAAAACCTATAATCAGATGCCTAATGTGGTCAATACACCGCTCTGTACTTTGTAAGGGGCTTCAGATTCGATTGCGGAAAGAGTTACCTCATAACCAGTAGAATCTCCCATTGCAGTACCTGTATTAGCAACCATTGAAGTAACGTCACATCCGTACTCATAGCCAACTAAGAAAGCGTCATCGTTATTAGTTTTAACAATCGCATAGCAGCGACCTTGAGCCAATAATTTCATCTCGTTTCTTTTAGCAGTTGACAATCTACGCAATTTGAACGCAACGTCCGCTTGGTTGAATACTGTCCCATTTTCTACGCTTACGTTAGTAGTTGTAGTCATTGAACCTGTACCCTTTGGAAGTTCGTAATCGAAAACATCGCCCGAAGTCAAAGTGGTGGCAGTTACTTCCCCACTGGCAACAGTAAATTTAGAAGCAGTCCAATTCATCAAATGGATGCTCTTGATACCACCGACTGAATCTTTGCAGTCAAGTGTAAATCCTTGAGTTAGTAAACAAGCCATTATTTATAAGATTAAAGGGTGAAATAAACGATTTCAGCAGGGTAAGCAACCTGTACACCATATTTGAAAGATGCACGGAATCTTACCTCGTCGTTGTCCTCAGAGTACCAGAACTTATATTGCTCTTCTTCGTTTGCAAGGTCAGTACCTACGAAGAAGTTGCTCAAAGAACCTGCAACGATTTTATTAGTACCGTTCAAACCACCTACTGCGATTACTTTCATATTAGAACCAGGATAAACCATTTCTAAGTTTACGGCAGCCTCAGGAGTGTAGTGGAACAAGTTAGCGTTCTTCAAGTTAACCAACATCAACTTAAATACGTCAACACCTACGAAGCAAACTAAGTCAGTTTTAGAAGCAACACGGGCAGGTAATACTCCGTAGATTTGGTCTAAGATATCGTCTACGTTAGCGTTAGTGATTGAAGTGAAAGTAGTAGGAGCAGAGTTACCCAAAGTTGGAGAAGAACCGCTAATTACTTTTACAAATCCATCAAAACGATTGATGTTAGGGTCACCACTTGCGGTGTCACCTTGCCACATTGCGATTTCGATTTGCTCAGCGATAACGGCTGCTTTTTCAGCACCGAATTGAGCCTCAAAAGGAAGTGCAGTTGCAGAACCTGGAGCGATTTGAGTTTGCATCCATTTTGCTTCCAAAGTCTTAGGGCAAAGAGTTTCTTCAACCTTAACCGCACCTACTGTGATAGCACGTTGAGTTAAAGTAGTAGTTCCACTTGGGTTGTAACCGCAACCATCGGCTTGGAAAAACACGGTAGAACCTACCAATGCTAATTTAGAAGCAGATTTGATTCCAGGTTGAACCTGACCTGCAGATTGCATAACAGAAGCGGTTTTGCTTCCGAATAATGCTTTTACTAAAAGTTCGGATTGTTGCTCGTTAGTGTAGTTAACTAATCCTTGTACGTTAAATGCCATTGTTTTATTTGTTAATTGATTTTGCGAATTTTAAAAGATTTTCAAATTGTTGCTCTTTCTTGCTTGGAGCGATAGGAGTTTTAGTAGGTTCAGCACTTGGCATTTCGGCTAATGCCTCAACCAATGAAACTACTTTAGACATTGCCTCTTTTACTTGAGATTTCTCAGCGATTAAAGCGTCAATCTTTGAGTTTAATTCTGCGATTTTTTCGTCAACTCTTAGGTTAACAGATTCGATTGCAGAATCAAAAGCGTTCATTTCAACTTCAACTTCGATTTCGGGTTCAACGATTTCAGTTACGATACCATCCATTGTGGTAACCAACATTCCACCCTCTACCTCGTGAGTTGCATCGGGAGCAGGAATATCACCCTCAGCGGTTTCTACAAGAATTGCAGTACCTACGGCTAATTCGCCCTCCCATTTAATAATAGTTCCATCGGTCAAGGTTGCAGACGCAAACTCAACCTCTGTTTTAGGTTCTTCGCTTGAGAATCCAAGCAATGACCTAATTTCGGTTAAAACTTCTTTAGAGTTCATTTGTGTAAAATATTAAAGTGTAAAAATTGTTATAGTTTTATTGCCCATTCCATTGACTAACAACACGTTTTAATTTGTTGTAAAGTTCGGTTTCCTCGTCTACGAAGTCAAACATACCCTCAACTGAAAATCCCTTAAATTCTCCGTCCTTTACTTTTGCCCAAACTTCGTCATTGTCTACTAAGTAGGACACAAACCAAGAACCATCGGCTATCTTTTCAAAGCCCATAGGAGGGTTAACACCGCGTTCTCTGTCTATTAGGTAGGATTCCAATAAGTGAACACCTTTAACCTCGCTTTCGTGGTGTTGGTTAACGCTTGAATACTTACCATTTCTTGCCCATTTCTTCGCAAGTTTGAAAATAGCCTCTTTGTCGAACATTACATAATACTCACCGCGAACAGAATCCCTCCGATAAATTGGTAAATCTGCAACCATTGCCACACCACTAACTATTCGCTTTTCTTCATTGGTGATTGAGAATTTATTAAAGTTCAATTTAGATTCAGCCCATCTCAACATTTCTTCACCACCCCATAGTAGATAGGAGATTGTACCACAAGCGGTATCATCCGATGGTTTGTAATACTCTTTTGCTCGTGATAGGTAGGAATATACACGCTTCACAGTTTCGTCTGATATAGGCTCACTATTGGCTAATTGTTGCGCTCTTACTTTACCCACTTGCGTTGCACATTTATTGCCTAATTCCTCGTTCAATCGAATACCACGTTTAGCGTTCTCTTTAGCGGCTTCGGGATAGTCCGTATATGATTCAAACTTTTTCTCTAAATATGAATAGCATATTGCAACCGCTTGGGCTTGTTCTTTACCCTCTCCTATTAATATGGGTATGCAACGAGATATAAATTCTTCCTCCGATTCGTTTGGCTTGGGTTCAACAAAGGCTTGGTTAAATGCTACAAAGTCCTTTTGGATTGCAGGTGCTTCGACCAAAGAGATAAAATCTATTCCGCTATCTTCATCAAATTCGTTGATGTCTAATTTATAAACTGGTAATTTCATCGTAATTAAATAGTTTTATTCGACAACTGATACACCTCTATTCATTCCTACACGTTGCTGAGTGCGTCTGATATCACCCTCAAGAACGAATACTTGATTGCCTGATGTGTTCTCATTTAGTGTGCTTCCGCTTGTCATTGTAGGTGCAGAACCTCCGATTGTTGGAGCAGATGGAGCAGAACTACCTCCGTTATATTGCGTGTTTCTTATGCGTTGTACGTTAGCAAATCCGTAAACACCTGCCAATGATGCTTGTATATAAGGATAGGCAGGGAATGGAATAGATGCAGGATTTTTTGCAGCGTTTGCAAAGATTGAAACAATAGAATTAAGAGTACCTATAATTGTGTTGGCAATCTGTAACTTTTTGTTATTCTCAAACGCTCGTTTTCTTGAGGCTTCGTCTTGTTTTTCAAACGATTGATTTAAAGTAGTAATTGCGCCAAATGCTTGACTTGTTAAATCTACAATCTCGGTGTAATGCGCACCCCAAAACATACGCATACGCTCCAAATTACTTGCCTCTAATTGTTGTGATTCAACAACTATCTGTGCTTGTGTAGTTCTTGAGATTCTTAATACTTCCGCATCTAATGCACTACGTTCTTCTAAGCCTTTACGATGAATATCTGATAAGGCATCTTCTAAGTCTTTACGATGTTGCTTTTCTTTTTCAAGTTCTTTTGCCCTTGCGTCTGCTCTTAATTTAGCCTGTTCCGCTAAATAGTTACGCTCATTAACTTCTAAGATTCGTAAAGCGTTCTTCGTATCTCCAATAATTTTACCCCATTCCTTTTCTGCGTTTTTACCATAGTTTGCTCGTGCTTGTGCTAATTGTAGATTTAACTTTTCACGTTCTTTTGCAAAGGCTTCTAATTCTTTCCCTTGCGCTCGTAGATATTCAATCTCTCTATCCATTAATAAAATACGAGTGTTCGTAGTTTTATTAAATTTCTCTAATTGTCTATTGCTTTCCGATGTTATTCCTACGAAGTCAGTAAATCGTTGTATTAAGTTACCCATAAACTTCCCAAACTTTTCCAAGAATGGGAACATATTTAGAATTGCAGTCTTTACCTTGTCAAAATTGGCAGCGACTAAGGCAAGTCCAACCGCTAAAGCACCAATTCCCGTTGCTATAATTGCACCTCTTAAAGTCGAAAATGCCTTAACTACGCTACCTTTTATTGTTCCTGCAATTGCCCCAAATTGTTGTTGTACTTTACCCAATCCCTCTAATCCCTCCGCCAATGCCATAGCACCCTGCAATCGTACTAAAGTCTTTTGTAAATCTTCTGATTCACTACCGAATAAAGCCATAGCACCTTGAGCCGCTTGGAATCCACGAGCAACACCACTAACAACCGTATTAATTTGAGCAAACTTATCAGGGTTAACCGCTGCAACTCGGTCATTGAAATCATCCATCCTATCTCGCAACTCTGCAACACGTCTTTCTGCTTCTTGCGCTTCAGGTGAAAATTCCCCAAATTTAACAACCGCCTCTTGTGCGGCTAATGTCAACTCCCGAAGTTGCTGCCTAAATCCTTTGAGGTTAGGTTCTTTAACCTCAAGTTCTATCGCGGTTTTTATTGTACTCATTACTTGTCTGCTATTAAATAGTAATTATTCCCATCGGTCACAATCCAATGTGTTTCATTATTGCCGTTCATCGTGAATGTTGCAGACCCATCAATTGTACTATCGTCTGCGGTGTCAATTTTTACAGAGTGACTTGATGCAATCTTTTTAAATATCCAATGCTTACCGCTTAATCCTGCAGGGTCGGGTAAAGTAATAGTGATTGCACCTGTAGTTGTATCGCATAGAAACAACCAATCCGTAGTGGTTGCGGTATGATTAGCCGTTAACGTCTGAACTTTACCTGCACTAACCCATAATGGATAAAGTTTGTAGTTTCCGTAGTATAAAGTATCGGATTCCGTAGGTGTAAAATCATCACACGCTATTAGGGTGCTATTGTTGATTAATGGTGGGATGTAATTACCATTACCGCCTAATATGGTGTTGTTATAGGATAAATCACTTGCAGACGTTCCCGATGCGTTGATAATCCCCATTGACTGATTTACATCGTCATTGTTGAACCCGATATTAATGTAAGATTGATTGGGAGTGGTATACTTGTAGCCGTATGGATATGTCTCACCATTGGTGATAGTATCGCTTCCCGTTTCCGCTCCTATCGTTTTATTAGATGGGATAAATGGTTGTATGTATTGGCTTAACAAGAACTCACACTTATAGACTCCATCGCTCATAGGGTTGTAATCCTCTACCTTGTTTAACTTCCAATATTGACCCTCGAAAAAATAGTTGTTGGCAAATCGTAGGTTGTAAAAATCCGCAGGGCTTAGTCTAAAATATCCGCTTATAATCTTGGAGTTTCTATTGGTAATTTCGTACATAAACCTATACCAATACTGATTGAATAGGTTGTTGGAAGAATACGAATATCCTGCACCTAACAAGACCTCACGAGGCATACCGAATGACAAATCAAACGTCATATTACTAACCGAATCAACGTGTAGTGTAATTGGTAGTTTGTTTTGTTGACCACTTGCAATCTGTGATGGACTACTATAATCCGTGACTAATGATAGATTCAAATTAGGTGTACAACCCGAATAGTAGAGAATGCGATAGCCTAATTTATCACCTGGTGCATACGATAACACAAAGTTCTTTTCGCTCCCATAACTACGCATCTGAGTAGGTTGAAAAATCAACTCAATCTTTTTCTCACCCTTGACAAACTGATTGTCGATAAAAAACTTTCGGCTTCCGTAAGTCTGTGAGTAATACGATTGATAGGATTGGTTAACGCTATCGCCTCCGTCTTTGTATGTCAAATAATACGGATTGGCGTTTAGTTCACCCATTGGTATAATTTCCAAAGGCTGCGAATAGTCTAATTTTTTAGATAGGTCAATTGTTGGCTCATTGTAGAACTCATCTCGTGGAACAATACGCAACTTCTTTGGGAAATACTTGTCGGGTTCAACGTATAGATTAAACATCCTAATCATTGACACTAAGAAGTCCGATTGCTTACCCTCAGCATTGAAGAATTGACCGAAATCAACCACGTTACCCGTTCCAAAATTGATAGCAGACATATTGTTGTAAAAAACCGAATCCTCTACGTTAACCACGAAGTCACCAATTAGCGGTGTAGTCGGTCTGTCAAGGTCATACACACGAGAAACAACGACTGAAACTGCATCGTTGGAGTACATATATACGTTAGGAAACATCAATATCTCACCGCTGAACATATACACGTCATCGCTACCACAACTCACTACCGATGTTGCTCTAATACTTCCGTTTACTTTGATTGCAACTGTCAGATAAATGTCCTTATCATTGGTAAATCCGTAATCGCTTGTATCGATATTGCCTTGTAAATTGACAAAAAATGTGTAATTACCACCTACGGGGATTGTATAAACTCCTGTTGATGGGTTGTAATTGCCGCCATTATCGAAATTACCACTCGTTGAATCGTTGTCGAATATCCAATTAGTAGTGTAATTAGCGATATTCTGTGCAGTTGTTCTTGTTGCTTGGAATAGTCGGGTATTTGCCGAGGTGGTATTGACCGCCAATCCTGATGGAGCAGGGATAATTAAGTGTTTAAATCGCTCTGTGTTGAAGAACGAATCATCGGTATAGGTGTAGCCCTCCTCTGTGAAAATCTTGTCTACAATCGTCTTTGCATACAAACACGGAGTTGTGTCTTCCAAAGACCATACCCAATGACTTTTTAACTTTCTATCGTCCTTGTCGATTAACGCATATACATAGCCATTACCATATTGAAAAGAAACAGTTGAGTTGTTAACCTTAATCGATGTATCCCAAGAGTTCTTGACATTATCAATGCTTAACTCGTGATTGTATTCGCTAAAATCTAACTCGTATAAGTTTTTTTCGGAGATAGAAGAAAACAAATCTGCGGTCTGTCCGTGAATCGAACATTCGTAGGCAATATTTGCGGTGTCAATTACTTTGATTTTGATTAACCGAATAAAGCCTTGTATCTGCTCCAATCCATCCATTAATACTACTGCACTCGCTTTTCTATTTGGATTAAAATTAGAATTAAATGGAGTAGTACCATAGACCGTGTGTTCAATCTCGAATATGTGACCGAATATCTTGTTGTTGTTCTTCGTGCCAGGTAGAGTAATTGTCTTAGTCCAATCACTTGACCGCTTTTCAGGTTCTCTTACGTCTGCTATTGACTTGTTTATTAGGATGTCGAACACTTCGCCAACATCCACTCTTTGATTATTTATTAAAATTTCTATCATCTTCTCTGTACTTTGTCAACAAATGCAAACTCTAAATCCAATTGTAGGTTGAACATCTTGTCGTTAATCCATTTCTTTTCTTCGTAGGTGTTGTTTGTGATATTACAACTACGCAACATTGAGCCATCCAAAATGTACACAACGGGAGATTCAACTAATTCCCTTAACCATATGCTCTCACTATCGGTTATCCAATTACTGAATAGTGTCAATTTCTCTTTACTCTCCCCGTAAAATTGCGTGTTGCTAAAAGAATCAGTACCATACGTCCAACTTACTGCGGTATTGTTAAGCGTGTACGGGTTTTGCCTATACATTTGGCGTGTTATTTCGTGCGATGTTTTAGATACTCTATTGAATCTGAATGAATCAAAACCACCTAATCTATTTAACCAAAATAAATCGTAGTTCTCATACTTGGAACACTCGTCTTTAATGTAGAATCGGTAAGTCTCTGAAATCTGAACTCCGTCTACATCCCTCAAGTAACAATCAAAATAGGTTGCACCTGATGGAGTAGTCAAATTAACTGGTATTCGTACCATTCGCACATTCGGCAAAGTATAAGTAGAAGTTGTCGCATCGGAGTAAACTATTCTTAAATTGGTTGCTGCACCTCTTAGAGCGTATAACCATACCTTTTGCGTCCTGTGGATTGTCTGCGTTCTAACCGATGTCAAGAACTTACGAGCAGTATCGGTGTAGGTGTCGATATCGAATGAAACAAAGTCATAGGGATTTAATGCAGCGTTCCAAATACTACCACTTGCGGATGCTTGGTTCAAGTATTCGGTAACTGTACCCGTTGGGCTTGTAGAATACTCATAGCCTACTTTGAAGTTGTACTCCTTTGTGCTATTTGTGCAACCACTGGGCAATGTATCGGAATGGTTAAAATCGTGTGTAACGTAGGATTCTAAGATTCTACCGATATTGAACACACCTTTGTTTGTACTATTATAGTAGATAGGTGCTTTTAGTTTTGCGATGGTAGTAGAATCTACCACAACCTCTCCAATCCATTTGAAATTGTCTTTTTCGTAGATTGCGGAACTCGATTCGCTTACAACAAAATTCATATCATTGTAAGCAGGTGTGGTTAATTCGGGTTTTTGATTGATAGTAACACTCACGTTATAAAATAGTTTTGGTTGTAATGCGTCCTAAATCATACTTTAATGCGATAAATTGTATTTAATGTCACAATTATCATTCAAATTGTGCCATAAATAACACTTTATTATGTCGCATATTATGCCAATTTTTGCGACAATCTCGTAACATATTTGTACTATTATTTGTTACAACATCTCATTTAATACCGCTACGATATAGGTTTGATACCCTTTGTTTGCTGCCTGTTCTAACCGCTTGGATTGTTCTTTCTTGGTGGACTTATAAAATGCAACCGTATTCAAGAACTCAATCAACCCCATCTGTAGGAAGTAATCCCATTTAGTTCTATCCCCTCGGCAAAGTTTATCTACCAACTCCAACCATATTAGGGTAGGTCTAATTCCTGTTGCAGTTTCTCCACTTCCGTTTTCAAATAAGATAGGGTAGTCTTCAATAATTCGGGATAGACTTTCGAAAAAAAAAGAGCGTAATTGTACGCAATGGCAAAATCCAACGATAGGAAATCTTCACATCGTTTATCAAATTCCTTTTTACCGATGTCACGTTTACGATTAAATAAACTTGATTCTACCGCCAACAACGCCATAATCTTATTAAGGGATTCGATAATGTCACCATTGTAAATTTCCTGCAATTCAATCCATTGGTGAGCCTTTAGTTCTAATGGGTTAGTAAGTAGTTTATATTTCTTCCCTAAGTGCTTAAAAACAAATTTAGGCTCTGTCTTACTTGGGATAAAATTGAGTGTCTTAAACTCGTCCAAAATAGCATCCATTGACATCTCCTCTACTTGGTCAATAGTTCGGTTGGTTAGAATTGCTAACGCTTCTATTTTCTTATCTAAGTTTCCTAAGTCACCTAATGAGTGTACTTCTTGTATTTGTCCGATTGTGTATTTCATTATGCAAAATAAAATGTTCCTTGTCGATTTGTATGTTTACATTCTAAGGCTAATGCCAAACTCATAACGCAGTCATCATGCAATCCTGATGGTGCTGCGTATCTTATACCCGATTGGGTGTATTCAAACTCTATATTCTGCATCTCATACCCGATAGGGTCTAATGGAAAGAATATCTTTTGTTGATGACAATGGGCTACGAGGTTCTCCATTATCTGTTGCTTACTTATTGAGGTAAATTTAAACCCCTTAACTCTTGGGCATCTACGCTGAATCTGCTCAACGATAGGGTCTCCTACGCCTGTACTATCCATAACCGCAGGGATGTTTCCAACGATAGAAACTATCTTATCGGTAGTTGCTGCCCAATCATTTTGGAATCTATCTACATAGGCTACCTCGTTATTAGCGTTTAAACCAATTATAACCGTCCAATCCGTGTACTTTGCAAGGTCAACTCCATACGCTACTACTTGACTATTCTGAACGGGTCTGATGCACTTTTCAATGTTGTCCAATCCGAATGGGTTAGATTTATCGTCAGCAGGTTCAGCCAAGTACAATTCATCGAATACCGCCTTTGGTAAATCACGTTTTGCTTGTTCTATTTCGTCCAATGACAATATCCCCTCTCTCGCTGCATCGTATGCAGTTATTTTAAAGAACTTATAATCTCGTTCTCCTTGTTTCGCTCGTTCACCTAATTTGTAAAACCAATTCTTTTTCCCCTTGACGTTTCCAATTAGTTTACACTTGCCTCGTGTAGCGGTTAGGGTTGAACGTAACGCAAACCAACTCTCTTCTCTCGCTCGTGAGGCTTCATCGAATACCGCTGCATATACATCCTCTCCATATAGGTTGTCGGGGTTTTCTGCTGACTTAAATTCTATCCTCGCTCCATTGGGTAATATGTGTACTAACTTGGATTCGTTGGATTGGAAGAAATCGCGGTGTGATACTTGGGCTTTCATTCTTCGGTAGGCAATCTCGGCTTGTTTGTAAACGGGAGCAACCCACCAAACAGATTGATTTGTCTTGAGGGTGAGTGCTTGTTCAAATAGCCAAATAATATGGGATGCAGTTTTACCCGTCTTGGTTGATGCTGCGGTAATAGTATAGCGTTCGGGAGCATCTAATATCTCCCGTTGGTATGTTGTTAAATATGGTCTGATGTACTCAATTTCCATTTATAATCTTCTTGTAGATTAACTCTCTCTCTCTACACCAATGTTCTAAGTTATAATGCTTACGAGAATACTCTCCGTTTAGTTGACCCATTCCGATTCTTGCATCGTCACTCATTAGAATCATTTTTTCTATTCTATCTTCCCATTTGTCGTTTGCAGCAAACAATACACCCAAGTTGTTTTCGCAGTACTTGTAAGGGTAACAATCACTAACCACTATGGGCAATTGGTATGCACTCGCTTCTAATATCTTCAACTCTGATTTGTGGTTGTTGAACGATTCATTGAGTAGGGGTGCTATAACAAAGTCCAAGTGTTTATAAGCGTGTCCGTATTCAAAGGTGTTCACACCGCCTACTATCTTAGGGTTGTTGAATAACTTGACAATTTTGTCCCATTCTTCGCTCGGGGTATAACCGCATATATAGAACTCAAAGTCATAATGCGATTGTAGCCTATTTATAGCCTCGTTACACAACTTTAAATCCTCGTAGTGTGTTACACCTCCAACCCATCCGATGCGTAGGTTATATGACTTCCATTTCTCTTGTGACCATTGTTCGTGTTCGTAGTCTAAGCAATTGGGTACTATGTAACAATTGCGGTTAAACTCGAATACTTTGGATTGTAGGTGTGGAGTTGTGGCAATTACTGCGTCTGCATAGTGCATTGAATCCTTTACGGCTTGTTTGATTCCTTTCCGATACGCTTGGTATGCAGGATTGTAACGAGGTAAAGCCCAATAATCGTCCACATCCACCGCGTACTTCGTGCCACTCTGTGCTATCTTCTTGAGTACATCATAGTGTTTCTCACCTAACCACCGAGAGAATATAATTAAATCGTATGCTTTGTAATCGATGTCTAAGAACTCCGCAGGGTTTTGGCAAACGTCTACATTTGCCAATCCCATTAATTGCATACGGAGGTGAGGTGTTGCGATACGATGATAGATTACTCCGTTCATTCCATCGCATAATAGTAGTAGGTTCATTCGGTTGGTGTTAAAGGTATAGGCATCCAATACGCTACGAAGATAACCCGATTCGTAAACTCACAAATCCACATATCTTCATAGTATCGGGCAAGGGTTTTATCTCCGTTGTCTTGAGATACCAAAACAAGGAAATCGTCATTGGGTACTTGGTCTAATGTACTACGCCACGTCTTCTTCATAGTTTTTGGATAATTCTTGTAACATATCTATAACCATATCACAGGCTTCTTGATATCCAAGTTTCCATAATTCATTCTCTTGACTATCTTGTGATTGATTATTCTCATCAATTACATTCACTAAAATTAGTGCTAATAGTTCTTGTACTTTTTTATTCTTCATAGTTCGTATAGGTCTAAATTGTGTCCGCTTAGTTCATTGTGTAACCACGTCCGTACTTTGTCATAGGTGGCTACCTCAATATCGTTATCTTCTTCTTGAGCATACTTTACTTTTGCTCGTAGGAATGAGTCTAATTCCCACAATACTGAATGCAACTTGGAGGCATTTACCGCAAGTTGAAACTCTGTCTGTTCTTCGGGCAAATCAAAATCCAATCTCGCTCTCATTTTTGTATTCATAAATTCTCACATAGTGTGTAGCCTTACTCTTGGCATTTGGTTCACGCAACTTACCGATTCTGATTCTTACATCTCCGTAAGTGTTAACTTGTGCTTTGCCATTCTCGATTGCCTCTTGTAGTTGCTTCATTGATAACGACAATGTGATTCCGTACTGGTCTTCCCACGCAGTCCCGACAAATGTTTTACTGTTCTCCATTTAAATTTAAAGTTATTTTGATTGATTTTTCTGTGATATTTTGGTCGATTGTTTCTTTTGGTTTGCCTTGACTGCGGTTTAAAAGTAGGTCAAGGTTGAATAGTGAGTTCTTATCGTGTGATTTCAAAAGTGTTCCTGCAATGATTCGTTCAAGGATTGTATACTCTTCGCTCTTATCTATTTTCTCTAACTCTTTCCGTGACATCGTAAGCATTGCATTTATTGTGTCCTCTACTTGTGATTTGTGATAACCTATCTCTTTTAGTTGTGTTACTAACTTCTTTGGTCTTCCGTGAGGATTCATTACTTCACCTTTATCGGGGCGAGTAAGTGTTCCTCCGTTTCTTGCTGGTACTTGCTTTGCCATTTACGAATTAATTACGAATTTTAGTTGAGTGTATCTGTTTTAAAAAATCCTTGTATTGTTTCTTATCTCCGTACTTCATATGACAATCTCTACATAGTGCCATTATGTTCTCTATGTTGTCCTTTGTCTTACTTCCTCCCATTCCCTTTGCCTCGATATGATGGATGTCAACTGCTTGTTTGTTGCATACTTCGCAAGGTATAAAATCGGTTTCATCGTATTCAAAATAGGTTAGGTATGTTCGGGTGTATTTCTTCATTTACTGAATAGCATAGCCCACGGAGTAGGCATCATTAAATCCCTCTCAAATCTAAATCCGCACAATTGAAATAGGTCTATCCATTGGTGGCGATTCTTGATATTGATGTGTCCCCATTCTTTATCGAGTTCGCTTGTGTTAGGAGTTGAACTGAAATGGAAGTAATTACATTGTAAGTCACTTAGAAATGGTATTAACTTGGAATCGGGTATATGTTCAAACACTTCTATTGATGCTACTAAGTCACCTTGTATTTTCTCTTCGGTAAAGTCACAATTGTACGCAATAGTGTTCAATACTCTGTCAACGTAATATTCATAGTGAAATTTGTTTTGGTCGTAGTATCTCACGCTTACCCCTTTATCACGCATTGCTAATGAGTAACCACCCATTCCACCGCCTAAGTCTACAAACTCTTTAGGGTGACACATAGGGATTATATATTCCGCAGTTGACTTAAATAGGTTAACGTAGCCCATATCGTCTAAGTGTATGTTCCATTCTAGTTCTTTATTGAAACACTTTTTATCGTCCCAACTTCCTCCAAAACTATTCATTTTCTTTTGCGTCTTGGTTTCTGCTCGTCATCCGCTAATTGTGCTAACTCTATCTCGTTGAATGCGGTTTGTATTTCTGATTCAATCGCAGCGGCTTTCTCTTCCTTTTCTATCTCATCCAATCGTTGTTGGGAGAATATTAGTAGCGACAAAAAGGCATCGGCAAAACAAGATGAGCAACCTGGTAGATTACGTCCGTAGATTTCTCTATATGCGTTGTTTAACTTCGCTTGTTCTTCGGGTGTTAGGTTCAATACTTGTGACCTCTTAAAGTCATCATACTTGGGTGCTAATGAGCGTATAAATAATAGTTGTTCTTTCATATTTTAGAATCTAATAGTGCTACAATTACAGAGGAAATAGATGCGTATAAAATGCCAACCCATCCATAAGTAAATAGGAAAATTGATAACCCTATCCACCAAGACATACAGAACGCACAATCGATGGGTTTCATTGATTGCCAATGGTAGGGATTACTTCCGTAGATAAACCGCTTAACATAGTCCGCAGGTTTTCCAAAGTTCACAAGGATAATCGCAAAACACGCTACCCCTATAATTTCAAGGATTGTATTCATCTCTTATTTGTTGTTTTACTTTTTTTATTACTCTCAATATTTCGTTGATACTGATTTTTGTTTGTCTGTGAATGGCACGAGCCGAATTTCCTTCCATCCATATCTCGAAGATTTTACGTTCATACCAATGTAACTTCGGGAGGGTTCGTTCAATGGCGATGTACTTAATCTCCTGAGCCTCTTTGTAAGGTATGGATTCTTCATCTGAAAATCTCTCCTCCACTTCATCGCTTTCTTGAATTCGATGTTTTGCAAATGGACTGCACTTTCCGTGTATTGCGTTGTACAAGAGCCGTACAACATAGAAGCGTATATAACCACCCTCATAAATTTCCTCTATTTGTTTATTAGGTTTTTCTAAAATCGCAAGGAAAGCATATTGGTACAACTCCTCAGCCGTGTCCTTATTAGGTGCTATCTTGTAACACGCCTCTAAGAACCACGACTCAGTTGTTAACCATTGTATAATCTCGTTACGTTTGATTCACAAATTTAAAACTTTTTTTCAATTTTACAAATGTATCCTAACTTTTTATATTTTTTCTCATAATACTCCACTTCTGACTCGTTGTAGAGAATGATTATTGTGGTGTAGATTCCCTTTGTCATTGTTAAATCCCAATACCTCAAGGAGGGTGGCGTAGTTTCGTTGGAGGATTTTGTCATATTCTAAATAGTATTCGATTGTTTTACAAGCGTGTAACACTGTTGTATGGTCTTTTATTAATATCCGACCTATTGCAACTACTTTCATTCCGTAGTGAAAGCGTAGGATGTAGCAAAATAAATGTCGAGGTGCGGTGTATTCCATCTTACGAGAGTTGCTCAATACCATTGCAGGGGTTGTGTTGTACACTTTGCAAATCTCCGCTAATACAATCTCCCAATCTTCAAGTTTTTTCGTGTACTTGATTTTGGGGTAAAGAATCTCGTGTCTGAGTTCTGCCAACTTGTCTTCGTACATCTTACGCATACGTTCCATTTTTGATTGTAATGACTTGTTTTGTTTTTCAAGGTCATAGATTTTCTGATAAGGGTTTTCCATTTTAAAATAGTTTTGCTTGTGTTGTTGGTTGATAAGAAGCATCATAGCGTTGATTGTCACCTTTTGGATATGGTTGTGATTGATGCCTTAATGCTTTGATGAATTTTTGTCTTTGTGTTTTACTTCCTAAGAAGTAAACGTATCTATGTTTTGGTTCACGTTCTACTTGATATAATCTATCTCCATATTTTTCTTTTAGTAGTTGTATTCGATTAGGAGTAAATGCAAATTCATCCATTAAAGTGCGTGAGTGTTTATCTTCTTCGCCTTTTATCTTCCAATCCTTTTGTGTATGTGATAAACCTAAATAAATAAAATTAGTAGATTGATAAATATATCCGTTATGACCTTGTGATTTATCGGCATAGGAAACAATAATTAAAGGTTTCGGTAATTGTCTTAAACATTGTGCCACAAAATAACTGGTCATGTTTTTCTCGTGGTTGTCGTTTACAATCAATCTGTTTAACTCATATACTAAATGTTCGTATTCTTCACCGCATACACTTCGTTTCATAGTCAAAGGAACTGCATTGCCAAAGGAACATATCCCAATTAAAATATTATTGTCATATAAACCAAAACAATAGGTGATTGATGGCAACCTTTTTAAATAGTGTTTTTTTAAAAACCACTCTTTGCAATCTTGGTAATCTATTGGTTTAACTTGATAATTCATTTTTTACCTCCCATTTTTCAAGTTGATTTTTTACAACTAACTTTATTTCATTTATTTTTGATACTGGACATCTAAATGCAATTGTTTTAGTAGGCTCACTATATTTAGGTTTAGCACCTGCATTTATGCGAATGCCTCCTCGATTATCTTTTTTATTCATTACTATAATATTTAAAAGGGTGCAATTAAGCACCCTGTTTAGATAATCTTTTTAAACACTTTTCACAATTAATATGTGATTCATTTTTTATTAGTCTCTCTTGACCACGTTTATATGATGTTCCACATACAGGTATCATGCTTACCATATCTTGACCATTAATGTTATATCTAACAATACGAATTTTATGGACTATGTTGTTATGTGCAATATATCCGTTAGCCATTGATACATTTGTGTCATTTGTTCTTTCTATTGTTTTTTTCATTGTTTCCATGATTCAAATCTACAACCTTTTTTTGAATATGCAAACTTTTTCAAAAATATTTTTAATTTATTTTTCTCTGTAATATGTTCGTGATGGTATAAATTCAGTCTCAATCATTCCTACCTCTCCGTGTCTGTTCTTTGCAACTATCAATTCACTATCCTCAATATCGAGTAATTGCCTATCGTAGTAGTTTTGACGGAATGGAAATAAGATAACGTCTGCATCTTGTTCTATACTTCCACTCTCTCTAATGTCGGATAGCATAGGACGTTTGTCTGAGCGTTCCTCGCACTTCCTCGATAACTGAGCCAATGCAATAACGGTGATATCTAATTCTTTGGCTAACACTTTTAGGTTGCGGCTTATGTCGGATATCTCTTGCTCTCTGTTTTGCTTGTTCCCCTTAATCAATTGTAAATAGTCGATAACCAATACATCCAATCCGAACTTCGCTTTGTGAATCTTAACCTTAGATTTAATTGTGTTAATATCAACTATCGCCTCATCGTCTATGTGGAATACATTGTCATCGTTTACAATAGCAACCGCTAATGTTTCAATGTCTCGTTTGTCAAGATTACCCGAACGTATCTTTCCGTTTGTAACCGAAGAAATCAAACTCATATAACGCTTGGCAATTTGCTCGTTGCTCATTTCCAATGATAGAAACAAACACTTTGAACCAAGTTTAGCAGCGTTTAGAATAAAGGTTAACGCTATGGAAGTCTTCCCCGAACCTGGTCTCCCCGCTATAATAACAACGTCTCCCTTATTCCAACCACCTATAACCCTATCTAACCGAATCCATCCCGTTGGTCTACCATTAATTGAATCACCTCTCTCGATTGCTGACACCATATCGTCAAACGTCTTTGCAGTTACCTTATTCATCGCAATTGATTCTTTTGCGTGTACTATCATCGCTTCTTCGACATATTGCGTTAAATCGCTTGTAATAGCCTTTAAATCGCGTGTTAAGTCTAATCCTCCTAACTTATCTACTAATTGACGTTTAAGTGATACCGCTTGGAGTTGTTTAATATGTGGTTCAATTTCTCCCGTACCCATAACAGAATTTAGAATCATTGATACCTCGTAGGCTTTCTCTTGTCCGATGTGGTTAACAATCTCGTATAAACCGAATGGTTGGTTCTGCAAGTACAAAAATTGCATTGCTTGGATTATTTGTTGGTGTAGTGGGTTAGTAAACCAATTACCCTTAATTCGGGGTAGATAAACATAGTTCTTTTCGTAGAACATTATGTTGCTAACGATGTGTAGTTCTAAATTCATAATACTCTATAATTGTTGTTAATGGTTTGTATAGGTTGTTGGTTCTTCTTCCAAGTAATTACCGCTGCTTTCCAATTCTTCATTGGGTTACGTCCTACTTTCCATCCTACTGCCTCATAGTAGTTGTAAAAGCGTTCGGATTCATCGTTCATTCTTTGTTCTAACATATACTCTCTAATTTGGTCTTGTGTGGGTTTAATAAACTTCTTATTTACATTAACCTTTTCATTATCATTTACATTAACATTTACATTAGGTTCGACTTTGGTTATTGTTTGGTTATAGTTAGGTTCTTGTTTGGTTTCTGTTTGGTTCTTTGGTCTACCTCCTTTATTGCCATTTTCATAGCGTTTAAGATTGGCATCTAATTGAGGTTTGACTAACTTAAATACTGTGGAAACAATACCAGTTAATTGTACTTCGGTTTGGTTTAAACCATACTCAAAGATTGCATTCCAAGCGTCTGCTTGTTGTTCTTTTGGCAAGTCTTTAATCGCTTCATAAAAACTGCGATAGATTATTATTGATTCTTTCATTAAAAAAAAACGCCCAACTGAATTAGTTGCGGTCGCATCGCAGACTAACCCAATCGGGCAAAAATCTTGTAACTTTCGAGATATGCGACATCTCAGTTAACTCTTCAAATATAGGTATTTATTTCTTATTTTCCAACTTCATAAATCCTATTTCTTCGCTACTATTTTGGCGATTGATGAATTGAATCTCAACCTTTGCCGTGTTGACAATGACTTGTGCTACTTCGCTTATAGCCTTAGCGGTGTTGACATCAATCTCTTTGTCCTTGAGCATTTCAATCGTTTCAAATAGATGGTTGCGTAAGTCATCAATTTTGTTGCGTGGCATATCGTTTCTCCCTTTCTTTTATGTTTTTCTTCAATCGTGATAATTGACTGGTAATTGCTCGGATATTATCAGGTAACTTGTTGTGTGGAATCTGTCCTTTTTTGAAGCGTGTAGGTGCGTTACATTCCATTAGTCCTTTTGTGCCTTTGTTCCAAGCGGTTTGACCTCGTTTAAATTGTCCGCTATTACTCCGTGACCACATATTAACCATTGTTTCATTTGTCTTTTGAATGCCTAATTCGTGTGCCTTAGTTCGTAATGCGGAAACGTTACGATTGAATATCTTGACTAAATCTTCAGTATTGGTTACTGGATATAGTTGCATGAATTTTTCCAAATCTTGCTTACTCCATTTCATTATCACTTCCGAATTTGTTTATTACGAATTTTGCGCCACAATAAAAGGCAAGTCTATCATTTGCCCTGTTAGCATATTCAGAATCAGGAAATTGTAATAATCGCTCTTCTCGTATCTCCTCATCACTTGGTAGTTCGATGGGGTCGCTTACTTCATCAATGCGTTCAATTATATATTTCGCATCTATCATTGACACTTCGCAAAATTCAGCGGCTTTTAAAAAGTCTTCTTTAGTGTATAGTTTCATACTTTGTTTATTGTTGCTCATT